TGCTTTCTATTCTTGCAGCGAATCCATTACTAGTGATAGTATCTGCATATTCAGTTGATGAAAAAAATCTTGCCATAATAGATGACTTAACCGTGATGTCGAGGGCTGAATATTGTTATTGTTTGTGGGGCATTGTGCCCCTGATTGATTAATCTATAATGTGTGTATAATTAAGGTTCCCGAACTCGTCGTCAATTCTCGCAACACTCTCATATTCTGTATATGTATAGTCTTCTACGATAGGATTGTCTAACTTAATTGAGACACCTACGCCGCATAAGTTTCCGTATATATCGGTATCTTTTACGATATCAGTAATAACTCCGGTAACAGGTCTTGACATGCAAACGCCCTTGACTTTTTTACCAATTAATTCCTTTCTAACTTCTGTAGTCTTCATAATTTTATTTTTTTTGTTATTGTTTCTTGTTTACATTTGCAAAGATAGCACATTCCATTGATATATGCAAACATTTATCATAGAAAAATGCAATCATTTATCAATTTTCTTATGTTTTTCTCACATTTTGCGAAAAGTGATGCTATTTTGCAATCTCGGAGATAGCAAAATAGCACTTCATCGCAATATATTGCAAAAATATTAGGCAAAATATTGCAATTTGTGAGAAAATAATTGCAATATAACTTGCAATGTTTTGCGATGTTCGCTAATTTTGCAATAACAAAAGCAATAAAATGGAGAATAAAGATATAGATAGTGAGGCTCTGGAGCTCAAGACGCAAGCAATAGAATGTTTGCGTGCGCGTTACGCATCGCAGAAGGAGATGGTACGTGAGATAGATCCTCGTCTGGCAGAATACTATGAAGATGTATGCCTGCACTCTACAACGAAGGTTGACGACCCCGACGATCGTCACAATGTGATGGAGATCCTCGGTGCGATACGCTTGTTGCGTCTGCTCCGATTATACGAGGTAGATACGGAATCGCTTCACGACGTAATATATAAGTATGAAGGGGAATGGGAGCAAGACGGTAGGATATGGCGCCATGTGTGCGGAGGTGTGAAGCACCCGAACGACACATTCGGCGAAAGTTATTACCGGTTGCGTCCCTTCCAGGTCTTTGTGCTTACATCCATCTTCGGCATACGCTGCTGGGTGAACACGCACAACGAAGCAGGTTCCCGTGACCTCTTGCCTACGGAGAAGGAGCTCAACGGCGAAATCTACGACCTTCGCCGACTGTGCACGGAGTTCACTCTCTACACTCCACGTAAGACTGCCAAGACGCAATTGTCGGCCTTCATCCAGTTCTGGTTCTTCATGAACGGCGACGTGAATGCCGAGTGCTATTGCTGTGCGAATGCCAGCGATCAAGCCAAGATCCTGTTCGGACGTACCAAGTCGCTCATTCATCAGATGGACCCGAAGGAGAAGCGCATCCGATTCACCGAGCAGACGGTGAACTGGAAGAAGGGCCAATTCCGTGCGGCATCCCTTACGGCTCTTTCTGCGGGCGGAAAGACGAAGGATGGTACCTTTGCCCAGTTGTGCTCTGCCGATGAGTTCGGAAGTGCTTCGTATGTGAACGGCAAGAGCGACATGGGCAAGTTGGTGAGCGTCATCGAGTCTTCTATGGGTCCTCGCCGTGAGCCGATGACGTTCATCTCCACCACTGCCGGTGTCATTCAGGCGGGGCCTTTCGTCGACAAGCTCGACAACATCCACGAATTGCTCAAGGACGAATTGCTCAAGGACAAGTCGGAGAAGGTCGTCGATGCGCTCGAAGATCCGGAAGATCGCCATATGTGCCTGCTCCTTGAGCCTGACGAGTGGGAGCGTGACGACGAATATCTGCTCACCTCGAAGAGTATCCGCCGCAAGGTGAACCCGATGCTTGGCATCATCGTGCAGCATTCCTTCTACGACGATGAAGTGTCGAAGGCCCGCAAGGAAGGCCCGGAGAAGTTGGCCGATGTCATCTCAAAGGACTTCAATATGTACAGAGGTACGAGCCGGAAGAAATGGATAAAGCCCGACCGCATCAGGGAGTTGCAGGTGGACAAGCACATCGAGGATTGCAAGTATTCCGACGGCTGGAGCGTGTTCTGCGGGCTCGACTTCTCGCATGGCGATGACCTCTTCGCCATCACCTATCTCGGCGTGAACTATACACCGGGAGCAACGATGCTTGGTCGTTTCTTCGCCGACTGCGACGCATGGATATTGGAGAAGACCATGCAAGAGAGCCCGCTCTTCGAGATGTACGAAAAGTGGGTGGAACAAGGATGGCTCCACGTGTGCCCCGGCGAGGTGTTCGACTGCTCCCTCGCCATCGACAGCATCGCCCGGAAGACTCAGGAGGGCGTGAACATCACGGCATTCGGTTACGACCCCGCACAGAGTATGCAACCTATCAACCAGTTGAAGGCCTGGCTGCAGACGATATTCCAGGGCCGTGGCGTGGATGCCAAGGACATGGCGAACACCATCGAGCAGATGGTGAGAGGCGTTGGCCAGTCGGCGATGGTGCAGAACCCTCGCATCCTCGAGTTGGAACACATGATCCTCGAGGCGGAGCCATGGATACAATTCTCCGCCAATCCGATGTGGCCATGGCAGTTTGGCAATTGCATGGCAGAGTTGAACACGATAAGCGACCTGCGACGCCTCATGAAGGGAGGACCGCGTGCGACGCATAAGATCGACAATGTCGCAGCCTTGGAGGATGCGCTCTATCTGTTCGATATGCGAGAAGGCCGAATCAGCGAGTAGGAGGAAGGATATGAAGGATATACTATTCTATATGAATGAGAACAAGGAGCTGCAATCGGAAGTCGAGGAGGCCCGTGACGCTATGCGCCATCTGCGCAACAAGAATGCCGAGCTCATAGATGAGATTTCGGCGCTCAAGGAGGAACTGGAAGCGACGAAGCGCATGAAGTTGCTCAAGAAGATATGGCAACTGAAAGCGAAGTTGAACTGCTCGAAACACATGATGCACACGCTCGTCATGCAGCGTGACGAGGCCATTCAACTGGCTGAGCGATACAAGAACAAGAATTATGATTCGTACAAGCCGAGCAAGGAAGAGGTGGCCCGATTCTACGGTGTTATCCGGGGCCTCTTGGATTGCGAAGACGACGAAAATGTATAAACGGAAAAGATATGGAAAATAAATTGCAAGAACTAAATTGATCAAGGATGAAGGAAACATACAAGAAGAGAGAAGACGAGAGCCTTATGAAGTGGGTTGACCGACTGAGTAAGGAGGTGGAATGGAATACGATAGCGAAGAAGGATATCAAGGCTATCTTGCAAGAAGTGAGTGCGAGGTCGTTCTTCGACGGCACGAATGTAGGGAAACAACTTAATTTATTTGAATAAGAATTATGAAGATAGAAGAATTTCCAGGCCCGGTGGCAAGGCAGCACGTGCCATCATCGAAGGCAGCAGTAGAGAAGATCGTGCTCAACGAGGCGCAAGAGGCATGGCTACGCAAATGGTTCCCGGAGACGGAGAACAGCAAGATCGCAAAGGCAATGGGCGTAAGCATGACAACGCTACACCGATTCGCCCGTGCCATGCAACTGAAGAAGAGCGAAAGCGGTATGAAGGCTATCAATCACCGCCATGGTCGCATCTTGAAGCGCACCTGTGAGCGCAATGGCTACTACGACAGTCTGCGAGGCAAGCCGATGAACGCTGCTTGCATAGAGGGGGGCAAGAAGATGTGGGAGGAGATTCATGCTGGAAAGCGCAAACTGCCCCAGGAGATTATGAAGGAACGGAACCCGCGCAAGTACAAGAGGATGCTGAAGAAGTGCGGCGAGAAGCGCAAGGAGATGATACGCAAGGAGAGGATGCGCATCGTGTACGGCATGGAGCGGAAGACGAAACTGCGCAATGTCGTGGGGTGCAAATACACTCGCCGGCAAGTCAATCACAGATACTATGCGCTGCGACGGGACTACATCATCATCGACGACGTGAGCGAGACGGGACCTTACAGATATGCGATATTCTACGATGAGAATACGAAACGGAGTAAGTTGTTCGAGAGGAATCTCGTGAGGGATGGCTTCACCGTGACGGAGTGGCATGATGACGATACGCAATCATGCGCATCATTGGGATAAATGATGCGCATGATTTGAGTCAATGATGCGGATGATTTGAGTCAATGATGCGGATGATTATAACAACAAGATATGGAAAAGAAGGAGCATCGCTCCGAATCTTCAAGAGAACAGTAAACCTAAACCAACAGTTCGCCGTAAGAGTGTGAGAGGAACGAAAATGAAAAGAACAACGATTATAGCCCTGATCTCCGCCGCATTGCTGACGGGATGCGCCAGTACGAAATACGTGCCTGTGCCTGAGGTGCACGAATACCACCACAACCATACCGACACGGTACACGTCACCGACAGCATCGTTCGCGAGAGCAATACCACCATCATGCAATTGGATTCTGCGGCCATGGCCCGATATGGCATCCGGTTGCAGCATGCCGAGAAGGCATGGCTGGTGAAAACGAGCGAGTTACAGCTCATGCTCAACCGCATGGAGCACATGGGCAGTGATACCGTAATCATTCACGACAGCATCCAGGTACCTGTACCGGTGCAAGTAAAGGAGAAAGCGGCGAAAGTGTCGCTCTGGCAAAAGATAACCGACTGGATGGTGCAATTCATCGGAATTCTAATAGGTGTATTATTGATATATATATTGCTGTATTATTTTTTTGGAAAATCTTAATTTCTAATTAATGTTATAATGTTATTGTTTATACCAACATCCGTCGGTCTGTGAAGATAGACGGATTTTTTTGTAAAAATCACAGTAAAAAAGAACAATGTATCGAAAAATTGCGTATATTTGCAACGTGATAATAATACATCGCAATAAATCGCAATAATATAAGAATTATGAAGAAGATCTTAGCAATCATCATGCTCGTATGCAGCATACAAGCATCGGCACAAGGAACATGGCAGGAGGTGAACGTTCCTGCTGACGAACTTCTCGGAGTAAAGGCCGAGAAGAAGTATGTATATACACAGGATTCGCTCCAGTTCGAGATCAACATGGATAAGGAGCAGTTCTTGATTCGATCAAACGAGAACTTCGATACGGAGACGATCTATAAGCTCACCGGTCAGATCTCCGGTGCAACCGTCAAGGTGGGACTGTACTACAACAACGGCAAGATGTTCCGCAAGTTCGATATGTGGCTCGATGCCACGGAGAAGTCGAACGAGCTCACCACCCGCAATAAGGGATGGATGTCGATGCCTGCGGGGCAGAAGACCAAGGTGAAGGAAATTATCAATATACTCACCCATCATGCGGGATATATCCGCATCGTGGCGCCTTACTTCATGTCGAAGAACATATTTGACTTGAAAATCTGTTCATTTTAATATATAAAAAATAGCTTTTTAGGCGGCAACGGGCTACGTGCTTGTTGCCGCTTTTTTTTTGTGCCCGCGCGTAAACCTATAACATATTTTCGCCGATAAGTAAAGAAGCTCACAATATGTCAGTACATTGGACTATACAATTCAGATCGCTGCGTGCGGACACCCTCTACACGATTAGCATCTACGACAACGAATATAACGGTACGGCGATACCGCTTGTGGGCGGAGCCGTTCCGATAAGCACGAAGGAGAACGAAAGCGAGGATGTCTTCCTGCCCGTGCGCACACAGACGGGATATATCCGCATCATCGACAACGGTAAGGATGCCAACGGAAATGCATTCAACTGGCGAGACCTGATGCCGGCTTCGGACAAGTCTCGTCCCGTTACGCTATCGCATATGGTGAACAATACTACCGTGTGCGACTGGATGGGATTCATCGAACCGCAGACGTTCTCAGGCAACATCTACGATAATGTGCAGGAACGGGAGTTCCCGATATGCGACTGGCTGAGCTCCATCAAGGGCGACAAGGTGGCCCCGACAAATGCCGAGGCTGTCCGCTTCAACTTCGCCTATCTCATCGACGATGCGCTCGGATATCCTATCCCGGAATTAGAATATAATTACCATTTCGACGGAGGTGCAGCAGTCTACGAGTGGCTGCGCAAAGAATTGTCGTGGGGAATCTTCCACGATGTAGATTCCGACAACCACGTCGTGTCGAAGTACAATTGTCAACAACTCCTTGAAGAGATATGCAAGTTCTTCGGCTGGACGTGTCGTCAGCAGGGCGCCGACGTGTTCTTCGAGTCGGATGCCAATGTGAGCCATTCCTGGTATGTCATCGACAGTCATGGCCTGCACGACATCGCCGTGGGAGAAACACCAACGGTATACAGCATCGAGAATACGACGACGATACAGGGCATACCGGGCAGCTTCGTGGACACCAAGAATAAGGTGCTGATAACCCGTGGATGGAAGAAGTCTGCCGTGACGGCAAAGGTTGACAAGAACAATGACGTGGTGGAATATCCTGGCAAAGATATTGAGAAGCACTACAGGAGCATTCAGATACTAAGAGAGTTGGCAGGGGATGGACTCTATCAATTCTTTCGCAACACATATGATGTCATCAGGACGCAAGGGTATGAGACCATAGACTGTACGGATGTCACTGTTACGCTTTATGCGACGTCGAAGCAATGGCATGCTGACGAGGTTGTGGAGGAATACGGACATAATATCACCGTGTACGGGCACGGACAAATAAATATGGACCACTTCGATAACAATATGAATCCGCACTCAGTTACCCTCTCCAACGATCTTTGGCTCTATCATGGAGCTGATGCACCGGGCGATGGACCTTACGACAAGCCGCTCGCTCTGATCAAGACTAATAGACAGTACTCTGTGACGGGAGGGAAAATCGTGCTGTCGGCGAAGACGACGAAAGACCATATCGACACGACGAAACATCCTGAGGAATATAGATCAGTAGACGCAAATGGATATATCGTGATGTCGGTGAAGTTTGGCGACAAGTACTACAACGGAACGACATGGACGACGGAGCCATCCTCATTTCAGGTAGGATTAAGCTCGCAAATAATGACGAACAGAAGATGGGATGAGCCATATCCTAACTACGACGGTCTATCCCTGAACCTCGAAGGTGTATCGCTCGGAGGATACATTGAAATATATTTTTGGGAATTTTACGATCCGGATGCAGACAATCATCTGCAGCATCGTTACGACCCCGAGAAAGCAAAAGCCTGCAGAGTAACCGACTTCAAGTTGTCATTCATCCGGAACAACAGCGAACCGGAGCAAAAAGAACGCAGCGAGAACAAATATATACTCGAGAGTGCGTCGCCATTCAAGGACGAGAAAGACGTATCGCTCCTGTTCTTCACCGATAACAACAACCAGTTCGCCGAGAACATCGTTTTCAATCCAAACGGATCATACTGCACGGAGTTGGAGATGGACGGCGCCAACATACGGCCGGAGCAGCATCTCGTCAATCGGATGTCGGCGTGGGGAGCGGTGACGCACGATCTCTTGTCGGTGAATACCGATACCGGGAATGCTGCAGGAACCATCACTCCGCAGTGCGTGGTGGCTGAAGGTGGCAAGAGATATGCGCCACTGAGCATAAGCAGAAACTGGCGCGATGACGCAATGGAAGTAAAATATATAGAACTACTTAACTAATAAAATCTTATGGAGATAACGCTCGATACGCTCATCAATATAGCTACACTGTTGCTGGGAAGTGGTAGCGGTGCCTTCTTCACATGGAAGTGGATAAGCCGGAAATCGAAGGCAGAGGCACAGGAGGCGGAAGTTGACATGGCGCAGAAGGTGCAGGACACTTACCAGCAGATGTTGACGGACAAACAGACGGAGGTGGATGACAAGAACCGCATCATCACGGAACTTCGGCAAGACCGTGACCACTTCCGGGAGGACCGCAATGAGATGCGGGATCGACTCGACAAGACGGAAAGGAAAATACACGAACTCGAAGATCGTGTGGCGCGCAATGGCAGACAGATGGCGGGCATGAGCCCATTCCTGTGTACACGCCATCGATGCAAGGAACGGTTGACGGCCCTTGTGACGACGGACGGAGAGATCAAGACAACCAAAAAACAACAAGATAAGAAGGAGGATGAAAATGAAAGCAAGTAATATCCTGATAGCAGCGATAAAACGATTCGAGAGTGTACGCCTCACGGCCTATCAGGACAGTGTGGGCGTATGGACGATCGGATATGGGCACACGGCCGGTGTGAAGAAGGGTGACCGAATCACACAGGCACAGGCTGACGCATTCCTTCGTGACGACCTGTCGCGAGTAGAGAGCACAGCCAACAAGTTGCGCAATGTCAGCACACAGGGGCGATTCGATGCCGTGGTAGATTTCATCTTCAACTGCGGTGCAGGCAACTTCATGAAGAGCACCCTGAAGCAATACATCGAACTCGGCAAACCTACATGGATGTGCCAGGAGCAGTTCCTGCGATGGGTGAACGCCGGTGGGCAAAAGTCTGGTGGCCTGGTGAGCCGTCGCATCTGGGAAGCAAACAGATTCAACGAATGATTTCATCATATTTTTTATTTTTCTCATTAGCTATGGGGGCACGGCGGTGCCCCTTTTTTCGTTTCCGTCCGAAACGAGAAAACCTTAACGGATGTTTCGCCGGAATAGTAGGAATACAAAAAACTCAAAATATATGAATTGGTTAACATTACCCATCATCAAGAAGCAGTTGCGCCTGGAGCCCGACTTCACCGACGAGGACGACTTGTTGCAACTCTACGGAGACAGTGCAGAGGAGATGATCCTGAACACCACTAGGCGCACCGTCGATGAGCTGAAGGCAATGAATGCTGCAGACACTACGAAGGTGCCGCAGAACCTCGTCCACGCCTCACTGATGCTCGTAGAGGCAAGCTATTCTAATCGCAGCGTAGTAAGTATGCAGAATATGTATGCTGTGCCCTATGGCTACGACATGCTCGTGAAACCTTACGTTAGATTGTCAAGCAGAGAGGAGGAAGCGCTATGAGTATAGGATATGCGTCAGGAATGCGCCGTGAACGCGTCAAGATCCTGAACCCCGCAGCGATGGTAGACGGTGAGTTCGGCCGTCGCTCGGCAGGAGTGACATGGACGGAAGCAGGTTCCGTGTGGGCTGCCGTCGACTTCGTAAGGGGTAAGATGGCAATGAATGCAGGCGCCCTCGACGTGTATGGCGTCGTGATGGTGCGTATGGACTACGATTGCGGTAAGCTTCGACACATCTCGCCACGAAGTCGCATCGAACACGATGGCGAAACCTATCAGATACTCGGTGACACCTTCCATGCCAACAAGCAGGACAACATCATACAATTCAATGCTCAGATCGTTATAGATTAATTAATAATAAATCATATGTCAAACTTCGTTTTACAACAGACAGATGCAGAGGTGCAGGCAATCCTCAACAAGGTTCAACCTTTTGTTGACAACAACAACCTCGCAGTATATGGCTTCGGCTACGGCGTATGTACGACAGCCGGAGCCACAGCAGCCAAGAGTGTGTCAATCGACAATCTCGTGCTGACTCCGGGAGGCATGATCTCAGTGAACTTCACTAATTCCTTCACGGTGAGCAATCCAACACTTAGTGTGAACGGGTCTAACCCGAAACCTATAAAACTGTATGGGGCGGCGATGCCGATTTGGAAGGTGCGTGACAACACCATCCTCACCATGAACTACGACGGCACCCAGTTCAATGTGACATCCATCAACAGCAATTCGTCACTCGCACCGACCGGTTTCGTTGATCTCGCCCTTCCGAGTGGCTTGCTCTGGGCAGAGAAAAACGTGGGTGCAAATCGTCCTGAGGACGACGGTCTTTATTTCTCATGGGGTAATGTTGACGGCCACACGGGAACAGACGGCTACGACTTCGGAAGCGGTAACGACGGACCATACGCAAGTACACCGGGCGCAGAGCTAACCGGTAACATACCGGCCAACACCACCTACGACGCTGCCATGCACAATATGGGTGCACCGTGTCGCATGCCAACAGTGAGCGAATTTCAAGAGCTCAATGCCAACTGCATCTCTGAGTGGACCACCCAAAATGGAGTTAATGGTCGCCGATTCACTTCGCGCATCAATGGCAATTCTCTGTTCTTCCCTGCTGCGGGCTTTCGCTCCGGAGTTTCGCTCGGCAATCGCGGCTCCGACGGCGGCTATTGGTCTTCGTCGCGCTACAGTGCCGCCAGCGGGTATAACGTGAGCTTTAATGCGTCAGCAGTCAATCCGGCCTATACCAACGATCGGTTCTTCGGTTTTTCGGTTCGCGCGGTGCAGTAACTTGCCTTGCAAAACGCTCTTTCTATTATACCGCACCATCCCACGCACAGCGTGGGGCGGTATAATAGAAAGAGCGAAAAAATAATTTTTACATTTTAATATTTATATAAATAAACATATGACATTAACAGACATTTTAGAAATAGAAAAAGACAGAAAAGAAGAAAAGAACTGGGATATTATCCATCTTTTTAAAACAGGTGGTTTCTGGTCGGCTTATGAATGGAGTGCATGGCTCGTAGCAGTTGTGGCGTTTAATGACGAAGTGCGAATGCAAACAAAAGACCGCAAACCGCTTACTGTGAGTCGCTATGCCATCAGCAATGGCAATGACAACGATACTTTTTGTAAGGTTGGTTTCCCGCTCAAGTCAATAGAAAAGTTTATTCCTAACCGCACAGAATGTCTTGTCAACGACGCTAAGCACATTGCAATACGCATACCTATTCCGCCAGCAACCCCCGATGGTGAACCAATAAGTTACGACTATCTGTGCACTACAATAAACGACTGGCGCAACTCACAACAAATAAAGGAGCGTGGCGGAAAGAAAAATAAAACTACTGCACCAGTTAGTCAGCAGTCCCCGCACCCAATAGCACAAGCTCCTGGAGGAATAATTTCGAAAATACTTGCATATCCTCTTGATCAACGCACAGCAGCCGAAAACATGCAATTCATCAGCGAACTGAAACTGCAAATAACATCGATATTATAATAATAAACTAAGCAGAACCTCAAGGCAAGTTCACAGGTTGCTCGTCACATCGCCGTAGGCGACGTGAAAAAGCAAAGACACATGGCGGATTTTTATAAATTCTACCGTGTGCTCGTATTAGGTAGCAACCGACCCTCATAACACATATAAAGACCAACTTCCCTGCTGCGGGCAATCGCTCCGGAGTTTCGCTCAACAATCGCGGCTCCAACGGCAACTATTGGTCTTCGTCGCGCAACAGTGCCGCCAACGGGTATAACATGAACTTTAATGCGTCAGCAGTCAATCCGGCCAATACCAACAATCGGTTCAACGGTTTTTCGGTTCGCGCGGTGCAGCACTTGCCTTATTATATGCGAAAAAATGAACTTAAAAACATACACGTTAACTCGCCAGCAATTATTATTCGACCTTTATATAGCTTATCAAGATGCAGCTCGTCACAAACATAAAATGAGCTATGTTCAAAAATTCAACAAAAACTTAAAACACAATCTGGAAGAACTATGCGATGATATGATTGCACACAAATACAAAGCGCAGCCATCAACCTGTTTTGTTGTGAAATATCCCAAGAAGCGTGAAGTGTTTGCTGCACAGTTTCGCGACCGCATAGTGCATCACCTTTACTACAATTACACCCATCAGATATTCGAACGCACATTCATTGCAGACACTTACAGTTGCATAAAGGGGCGAGGAACTCATTACGGTATTGCTCGCATAACCCAACACATAAGACAGGAGAGCCAGAACTGGACAAAACCATGCTATGCAATGAATCTCGATATTCGCGGCTACTTTATGCACATCAACCGAGAACGTCTGCTAAAGATAGCCACCGCCACACTCACTAATATGCGCACTCACTGTGTAGGATTCACTGATGATGTATCTATACCATCAGGCGTTATTCTCACACCCGAAACCACGTGGATGGAGGTGCGCGATTTTTCGTTCATTATTTGGCTAACCCAGCAAATTGTAATGCTCAACCCAATGGAAGATTGCGTAATAATAGGCGACGAAAGCGAATGGGATGGCGTGGACAGAGCAAAATGTATGCGATATGCATTGCCGGGCGTAGGCTTGCCAATAGGCAACCTCACAAGCCAGTTGTTCAGCAATGTTTATCTTAATACCTTCGACCAATTCATTAAACGCGAAATAAAATGCCGACATTATGGGAGATACGTTGACGACTCGGTAATTATAGATAGTAGCCGCGACTGGATGATCCAACAAGTACCAAAGATAAGGGATTTCTTATCCAACACGTTAGGTCTTGAACTACACATGGGTAAATTACGCGTGCGCAACGTTATGCAAGGCGTGGAGTTTCTTGGGGCATTCATAAAACCTTATCGTAACTACATATCCAATCATTCCTTGCACCGTATGCAAAGCAAAATACGAATTAATAATGCACTCAGTGTCAGCTCTATTAATTCATACTTAGGAGCAATGAGTCATTATTCCAGCTACAACATTCGCAAGAGCATTGTTGCGACAATAACCAAAAAGCTAACGTTTAATCCTGAACTTACAAAAGTAAACCTACAGCAGCATAACGGCCGTAATATAACGGAAACCAACAAAAATATAACGATATGAACAATAAGTATTGCGGACAACCTACCGATTACGCTCCGGTAGTGGAAGATAGGAGCCGTGTCGTATTCTCCTACGACCTGCAACCTGTTGAAGGAAAAGAACTCGTGACATGGAGAGAAGTGGTGTTCTTCAAGAAGCAGGGCGCACCGACCCTCGACGCTGTGAAACGTGCCATCATCGAAGACATCAACAGGCACACAGACAAGAAGATCCTAAAGGGTTTTGTGTGGAAAAACATGAATGTTTGGCTCAGCGAGGAGAACCAGCGCAACTTCAGTGAGGCGCAGCGACTCGCCATCGTTCCTATTACGTTCAAGATAAGCGAGAATGAGGACGGGACACCTATATACCACGTCTTCGAGAAAGTCGATGAGTTGAACGACTTCTACAGCAAGGCAGTTGGCTATGTGCAGCAATGCCTGCAGGAAGGATGGAATGAGAAGGATTGTATCGACTGGTCAGTGTACGAGGGATACTTTGGCTCGGAAAAGACAACGACTCGCAAGAAAAAATAAGTAAACCCACAACGACAAAGCGCCTTATTGTTAGATAGTTACTAATAATCAGGCGCTTTCTTGTGCCCATAACTCAATAATAGATATGGCAACGATTAAAGGACAGAATCTTCGAGTACTCTATAATGGTGACACCATCGCCTCTGCACTGAGTTGTACGCTGAGCGTACAACTGAACGTGGTGAAGTTAAGCAGTAAGGATGACGAAGACGCTTATGATATCAACCTTCCGATAAGTCTGTCGTGGAGCGTCAAGGCCTCTGCCGTTGTTACCGACGTCATCGACCGACCGAATGCACCATCCATGCTCGACATGGTAGGACAGAGTGTGATGATCAGTCTGTCGCGTACCAACGGAAGCAGCAACAACACAGAGGATATCACACTATATGCCGGTATGGCGACAATCAGTGACATCAATATCAGCGCGCAGAATCGTCAACGCTCCACCTACGAGGTGACATTCACCGGCAAGCGCGATATGCTACAGGATATCCGATTACTCGTCACTGCCGACAATCATGCACTCGAAACAGCCAGCGGCCACACACTGGCAGCCGCTCACGAAGAAAGATAACCCCCTAATAAAAATAGAACTATGGAAAAGAAAACCATTGCAATCATCAATTACAACACACCTGAACTCACCAAGGCTGCCATTCTCAGCGTGCGCAAGCACGGGGGAGCCGACTATAACGTGGTGGTGTTCGACAACTCGACAGAGCGACCATTCATCACTCGTATGCGTGACGTCAGAGTGATTGACAACACCAAGGGCGAAATCATCAACTTCGACGAAGAACTCGAGAAGTTTCCTCAACGCGACCGCTCAATAGGCTGCGCCAAGGGCTGCGAGTTCGGGTCAGCTAAGCACATGATGACTGTGCAGAAGTTGTGGGAGCTCATCCCCGAGGGCTTCGTACTCATCGAGAGCGACATCTTGTTGAAGCAGAACATCGATGAGTTCTTCGATCCCGGCTGGAGCGTGGTAGGCTACTGCCAACAGTCACAGCCACACAACCCGTTCTGCATTGGGCGAATGCTGCCAATGCTCTGTTGGATGAACGTTCCGCTGCTCACTAAATTTGGCGCACGCTATTTCGATCCGGGACGCACCTACGGACTGCTTGCAGGCGGACACGACAACCGGAACAACTGGTATGACACCGGCGCTGTGTTGCTCGACGACATTATGCGTCACCGTCCACATCTCCGTGGCCGTCATGTTGACATCCGCAACTACGTGGAGCACTACGGAAGCGGTTCATGGGCCAACAACAATCTGTACACACAGCAGCAATGGCTCGACGCCCACCGCGACCTGTGGGAGATGCCACAGCCTAATGGGGTAGCCATCTGCGCCATTGGTCGCATGGAAAACCGCTACGCCGTGGAATGGGTGGAACACTACCTGAAGTTAGGCGTAAATAAAATATTCATCTACGACAACAACCGTCCAGATGACGGTGAACACTTTGCCGACGTGCTGCAACCATACGTTGACCGTAATCAGGTGGAGATTATCCCTTGGGACGGATTGCAAAAACCAGCCTATGAGGATTGCTACAACCGCCACAACGGCAAATACCAGTGGATAGGATTCTTCGACTTTGACGAATTCCTCCAGACGCCAAGCGGAAATGTTGACAAACTACTGGAGCCACTCACCAATGCCGACGTGGTGGTCATCAACTGGCGCACCATGACCGACAACGGAATGACCCAGTACGACGACCGCCCAGTGCAGGCACGCTTCACAGAGGCTCGTGAGCAGGACTTCCACACCAACCACCATGTGAAGTGTTTTGTCAATACAGGCATTCCGGGCATCAGTTTCAACGACCCTCACTGCCCTAATGCGCCACGCTTACATGTGGTGAACGTGCGAGGCGAACAGGTGGAGCAGAAGCCTTTACAACCGGAGATCATACACGATATAGCCTACATCAACCACTACGACACCAAGAGCGCCTGGGAATGGGTGAACATCAAGCAGAAGCGGGGCACATGCAGCGGCGAGGAAACCACCAAACTAAAGCACGCCGCCAACGTGGAATACTTCTTCGGCATTAACGAGCGCACGACCGAAAAGGAGCGCATCCTCGGAGTGGCCACCGAGCCAAAGAACAAGACCGAAGAAAAGAGTAAACCCAAAAGCGCAAAGCGCACGAATAGTAGAAAAAGAAAATAATACGATATGGATAATTTCTTCAAAAACTGGTTCCAAAAGCGAGAGGTAACTCCGGCAGCAAGTGCACCGGATGTCCCCTCTACCACCGACCCAAATCATTCAACCAATCAAGAAAATGTGATGAGTGGAGACTACTCGGAGCGCATAGCTTACGTGCGTGGCCCTGAGCAGGCATTGGTGGTGGCTGCCGTATATCGTGCTGTGAACCTGCGAGCCGACACTATGAGCGTAATGCCGGTGCAGTATCGCAAGAAGGACAACGCCAAAGGAAACTTCTACGTAGATAATCGTGGACTGGGCAAGCGCATAAACTACCTCTTGCAGGTAGAACCTAACCCGATAATGAGCGCCACCGACCTTTGGCGATTAGTAGAGATAAACCGTCTGTTCTACGGTAATGCCTTTGTGTATATCGAGCGCGACGAGTTCGGCTTTCCACTGCACTTGTGGCTTGTGAAGACGGGCGGATACAATGTCAACACCGGAACATATGCCAGCATCGTATATCTGACCGACCACGGCTATGAGACGCAGACCGATGTACCACGCGAGGACGTGATGCACTTTGCCAACACCTTCCGTTACCAAAACGGCATCTGGGGCATACCTACACTTCAGTTTGCCATCGAGACATTGAGCCTTAACCGAACACTGAAGCGGCAGGCACTTGAAACAGCTGCGAAGGGTGGCCGAGTGAAGTTGCTCCTCGGAGAGGAAAAACCTGCCAGCGGACAAGGAACGCTCGCATACGGAATGTTCAACAAGGAGGAGGGCAACAAGTACGCCGAAGAACTCCAAAAGAAGATGTACTCAGGCCACGACATCCTGGCAATCAGAGGACTTGACAAAGTACAGAATATCTCTATGACCAGTGCCGATATGCAGATGTTCGAACAACTCGGATCAACCAACGACGATGTGGCAAGGTTCTTCGGAGTTCCACGTCCATTGCTGATGCTCGACACCAACAGCCACTACAACGACTACCAGAACGCCACCATGGAGTTTCACACTCGAACCATCCTACCGCTGAAGACAGGTAACGAGAAAGAGATTTCTCGTAAACTCATTCCGAAGCCTGAGGATAATCCGCTGAAATACTACGGTATTTATGACATCCACATTTGCGAAAAGCCGCTATTGGCTATGGACCCAGAGCGACAGGCAAAGGTTGACCAGCTCAACTTGCAGACTGGAGCAATGACAGTGAACGAAATCCGCGCACAGCACGACATGCCAACCGTTGAGAACGGCGACGAGCCAATGGCAAGTGCCAACCTCATGACACTGAAAGCTCTCATCGCCAAGAGCGATGCAAGCACCCAACTGAAGCCCGGCAACTACACCGTAGGCGAACCGCCAAAGGAGGGCGACGAAAATGGTGGCGAAAACCAATGATGCGGATGATTGATGCAAATCATACGGATGATTGAAATCAATGATGCGGATGATTGAAGCAAATCATACGGATGATTAAAATCAACGATGCGGATGATTGAAGCAAATGATGCGCATGATTTACACCAATGATGCGCATGAATAAAAATAACAGCTTATGATACCAAATCCAACAAAAGCAGAAATCGACGCTCTGGAGAGCGAGGTTCTGCAACAGAGAAAACAGCGCGAAAAGCACATCCGACGCGCAGTAAACCCCGGACGCTAAAACGCCCGCATAGTAGAGAACAATTCAACGAAAGAATATATGAAACAGACACGATTTATCCCCATCGAAACCTGCGGCTTGCAGTTGCGCGAGTCAGCAGACGGGCAGCCCAGCCGCACCGTGGTAGGTCGCCCCATTATGTTCGGTGTACGTTCGGTGAATCTGACTCCGTGGAGCGACACCCGCGTGGTGTACGAAATCTTGGAGCCTGGCTGCATTACTCAGGAACTTATCGACCGTTCCGACGTGGTGTATAACAACAACCATTCGAACGACATCGCCAACATGATCGGTCGTTGTCGCAACGGCAAGGGAACGCTGAAACTCGCTTTGCGTGAGCAGTACGTGGAGAGTGAGTGCGACTATCCCAACACCACCGTGGCCAACGATACTCTGGAGCAGATACGTCTGGGCAACGTGTACGGCATGTCGTTCGCATTCGAGGACGACTGGCAGGACACTGAGAACGGCGTGTCTTACGAGCGCACCAACGAGACCGTTGACGGCAAGGAAGTTTGGCTGCGACATGTGAAGAAAATCATAGGTCTCTACGACGTAGCCAACGTCACCCACCCTGCCTACGAGCAGACCACCGTAGCCACCCGTGAGGCTTCCGAGGCTATCGACAAGGCTATTGAAGCCCAGATGAAACGCGAGTGCGGCAATAAGGACGACAAGCGCGAAGATGACCCCGACGACCCCGACGACAAGTGCGAGACCGACGAGGAGCGTGAAGCCCGCGAAAAGGCAGAGCGCGAAGCCGAGGAAAAAGCCAAGGCAGAGCGCGAGCAGCGCCAGCTCGAAGAGCAGGAGCAGCGTTTCCGCGAGCAGCAGGCTATGCGCTTGCGTGCCCAGCACCTCCGCTGTAAAATCGACTTTGAAAACATTTAATTATTAACCAATAAAAACGTTTTTATCATGGGTAAAATGACAAAAGCAGACATCCAGAAGCGTCAGATGGAAATCATGACCAAGATGGACGAGATGGACGAGAAGACCAACGCACGTGAGGCTAAAATGCGTGCCCTCACTTCTGAGGAGCAGAAGGGTACTATCACCGACGAGCAGAAGCGTGAGTTGGAGTCGCTGAAGACTGAGCAGCGCAATCAGGACATCGAGTACGATGCACTGGTACGCGAGAGTGCTGGCCTGTCAGCCCGTGCCAAGGCTATGGCCACTGGCAAGGACTTGGAGCAGATTCGCGAGCGTGAGGACTATGGCGCAAAGATTCGTGAAATGGTCAACGACTGCTTTACCAATCGCCGTGCAGCCAACGCCACCACCATCCTCGCCAACGCCATCACCAATGACCCAGGTGGCGACAACAACACTGAAGCCAACCTGCAGGCTGGCGGTCTGATTCCTGTCGAGATTCGCCCCATCATCGACACCAAGGTTCCAGGCATCGAACTTCCTGAAGACCTCGTGATGGTAACAGGTGTAACCGGCACACAGGTTATCCCTTACTCTATCAACGACGTGAAGTTCTCTGTTGAGGGCGAGGTAACTAAGGTGGCAGAGCAGTCACTCGACTTTGCCAACATCACCACTTCTCCAAAGCGTGTTGCTGCCAGCGTGCCTGTAAGCCGTCGTGCTGTAGCCAACGCTGCATTCGACATCATTGCCTTCATCACCTACAAGTTCCAGAAGGGTTGGGCAATGTTCCGTGCACTCCACATCTACGCTCACGGCAACTACGACAAGCTCCAGTCACCTTTCGCACAGGTTGACGTTGTAGAGCTCACTCTCGACGACAACATCGGTAAGAACCTTGCCAAGGAGATTGCCAAGATGTACGACCTTGGCTTCGAGGGCGATCCTGAGATTATCATGGACAAGACCACCGAAGTTGACCTGAAGTTCACAAAACTCATCCCCGGCACTACCGACTCCAACCGCACCGTCATCCAGGACGGCCAGTGCGTAGGTTACCGCTACCACGTTAGCCCATACATCGATTACAGCATCAATGCACAGGGCGTGGCAACGAAGGGCAAAGACCGCTACATCGGTATCGGTCACTTCGGCTACCTCAACGAGCAGGTATATGCTGACGGCATCGAGTTCAACGTGGACGGCACATCTTCTGCTAACTTCGACCGCAACGTTATTGCCCTCGGCATGGGTCTCGACTACTCACTCGTTGAGATGTCAAGCAAGGTCAATGGCAACACATCCGGCAAGCCACAGGCCTTCAAGCTCATCAAGCTTGTTGAGCCAGTATCCAGCAATGTGATTGGAGGCTAACTTTCTCATAGTTCTGCCAGTGGGCGATGCGCAGGCAAAGCGACAAATCGCCTGCTGGCTTTTACTTAGTAGATATATATATAACAATATCGCAAAGATACGTAATGAGCTTAATAACAGACAAGGTATTCTATAGCGCCCTGAAAAGCAGCGAAGAACTCGTGCAGGCAGTAGATGGACGTATCCACAATGTGTCTATTCAACTGCCGGATGATGAGTATCTTAACGAACCGGTGCCTTACATCATCATCGCTTACGATGGGATGCAGAACATGGGATTCTGCAAGGATAACTCCTATGAAGGATGCACCGATGACGTGAAGATTACCATCGAGGTAGCTGCCCGAAGTCGTGAGGAACTGGGCCAACTTACCACAATGATTCGCAACGTGATTATAGCTTTCTTTGAAAGCGATGATCATCCGAATGAGGTGGAAGAACTCATCCCGAACAGCTATACGCTTTCGGCTTCACCCGTCAACTTCGACTCGCTGAAACCTTGTTTCTTTCAATCTCTTGTGTACCAATGCGACACTAATCCATAACAAACGATGGGAACAATTAAAGGACAGAATCTCCGTGTGCTGGTGAAGACTGGCACTGGATCACCGAAATGCGTGGCCATGGCCACCTCTTGTACATTCCATGTTTCCGCACAGTTGGAAGATAGTTCCACAAAGGATTCTGACGGCGATTGGCAGGAGCAGGAAGTAACTGGTCTTTCGTGGGATGCACAGACAGAGTCTCTGGTAACGCTTGAAGACAACGGTACTGGTGGTGAATTGCCTCAGGACCTTCTTAGCTTGATCACCGGTAAGACTAAGGTGACCCTCGTCTTCGACCAGACAGCAGGAGCAAATAACCGGGTAGCTCAGAACTCGGCAATCAAGAAGAGCGGTGAAGCATATCTTACCGATGTGACTGTGACCGCACAGAATAGACAGAATTCTACATTCTCGGCTAAGTTCACCGGAACCGGTCCTCTTAGTTAAATTAGCTTTTTCTTCAGAAGCCCACGAACGCCGTGGGCTTCACCACAATAAAACGGAAAAATATGGCAACGATTAAAGGACAGAATCTCCGTATATTACAAGGATTTGACGCAGACGATCTGAAATGTGTCGCTGCTGCAACATCATGTACGGTTCATATCTCGCTATCTGTAGAAGAGGATACGACGAAGGATACTGTGGACGACTGGATCACCAATATTCCGTCATCGATCAACTGGGATGTTGAGGTAAGTGCTCTTGTGTATGGTGACCCGAATGATGATACAGCCACTCCGATAAACGACCTCGTAGTTGGACGCACATATGTGCTCAAGTTCTCACGTACTGCTGGTTCTGCAGGTGAGAAGAACCGAGACGCCGTATATGATGACATTACCTATATAGGACAGGCAATATTGAATGATTACTCGGCAACAGCGCAGAATAATAATATCGCTACGGCAACGGCGAAGTTCACCGGAACAGGTGACTTGTCGCATCCTGAACAAGAAAATTCATAAATAAAACAAAAAAGAACTATGACGGAAAAAACTATCACAATCTGCGGTAAGCAGGTAAAGATGCGCTATTGCGCAGCAACAGAGATCGGATATGAAAAACTATCTGACAAATCATCGGCGATTTTCGTACCTGAGGTCATCAAGGACGAAAATGGTACCATCACCGATGTAAAGCAGAATGCTACTCTTAGCGACTTCGTGCAACTCGCTATCGCGGGTATCATTGCGGCGTATGACAGTGAGAACGATGACGCTCCGGTAACAGCTAAGCAGATATTGAACGAGGCTGCAGGTAACGAAGTCTCTAAGATGGTGACAACAATCGTAGAGCTGCGTAACGATTGGTATAGCGTGCCAAATGTGGCTGTGACCAACGATTATGTTGAAGAACAGGAGGAAAAAGAAAAAAACGTTTAAGCGCCTGCGAACAGTATAGACTGTTCGTGGGCGAAATCGGCTTGCCCCGCCTTGACTATCTGTACAACATCACATATCTCGAACTCATGCTCATTTCACGTGGATATGTTCGTCGTAATCGTGATATGTGGAGCGCAATACGCTGGCAGACTTACAATCTGATGTGTTGTTCTATGAAGGATATATCGAGTGCAGGCATCTACTCCCCGCGCGACTTGATACATTTTCCTTGGGAAAAAGAACATATTCACGGTTCCGGAGCGCAGCCTACTAAGGAAGAAATTGAGAAGATGCGACAGATGATGCGGGATGAGAATGCTGCCGCAAGTCAGAAAGACACGAAAAATAATCATTAATACTCTAAATATGAATATTGTAATAGCTATTACTCTAATCGTAACGTACATGGTCGTTATGTGTGTAATCAACCGACAGATCCCGGAGTCTATCAGTCAGATGGCAAGTATATTGCCTCGTGGAGGTGCGTTGCTGTGGACGCTTGTCATTACCGTGACAAGTGTGCTGTGGTTCTTCTCCTTCTCGACTAATCCTGAAGATACGAACATCACCATCTCATTCATCGTGTTCCTCGCAATGCTTGTGATGGCGATGTGCCCGCTCGACAAGCAGAACAGTAAGGAGACGCGTATCTCGCATACCATCGCAGCCTATGTCGCACTGGTGATGTCGCAGGTTCTCGTGGCAGTGAACAAGCCTCTGTTGCTCCTGCTGTGGGTCATCTATCTTGTCGTTGCTGGGTTATATTTCATTCCGAAGCGCAAGAAGACATTTAAGTTTTGGGCCGAAATAACATGTTTCGTGACGGCTTTCGCTTTAGCTTTCTTATTATAAGTAAAGGGCACTGATGTGTCCGTAAACCTTAATCGCCAAATCGCTCGATTGTTAGATACTAACATTCGGGCGATTATTTTTTATGTTTAGATTTGATGTAAACGACGCAGTCTTCCTTGAGCAGAAGGAAACGATAGAGAAGGCATTGAGCAGCAATCCTAAGACGGAGAAGATGCTGCGCAATCTCATCCGCAGGGTCATCTTCCAGGCCCGTGCCGAGACGATGCAGAATATCCAGTTCAAGTATGGAGATCCACGCGAGGCTGTGAAATCTGTACGAACTTCGGTATATCGGAAGGTTCTCGGTGGAAACATCAATATCTACAATAGCAGGAAGAGACATGAATCATCCGGATATGAACCACCGAGGAAACAACGGAGTAGTTTCGCAAGGGGCGGTAATAGGCATCCGCGTAGTGCAAGAACGCAGCAAATTATGGATTATGGCCCGATGGATCGTGGCTTCATCCTGAGATTCGTCAACAGCGGAACGAATAGGCGTATATCCCTGGGGGGTAATCGTGGACGAATTGCAGGCAACCACTCTTTCACGTCTTCTTCAGAATCCGCAATGAATAGAGCCGTGGACACGCTTTCTACACTTATCGATAACGAATTAGAAAATATTCTCAATAAAAACACATAATTATGGCAGACTCAATTTTAAGACTTAGAATAGAATCGAACGAATATGATGCTAAGCTGAAGAAGGCGGCAGAAGGTATTCAGCAGTTGGCCAAGAGCTGCCATGACGCGGGTGGTGTGCTTAATGTGCTCGAAGACGAGAACAGAGATTACATCAAGAGCCTGGGCAATATGGCAACGTCAGCCCACACCACGAAGGGGAAACTGAGGGAGATGACTTCGGCATTCACCGAGATAAAAAGTGTATATAATTCGCTGACAACGGAGGAGAAGAACGGTGAATTCGGCCGCGAATTGAATAAGCAACTCGAGACCCTAAAGGGTAGGATTCGTGGTAGTCGTGACGAGATATCGAGTATCAACAATGAGCTTACAGGAGAATCAGGATTCCGTGGCGCACTGGATTCCGTGTCGAGTGTACTTGGAGTAAACATCACGAAACTTGCAGGCCTCGGTACAGCTCTCGGAGCAGCGAAGGCTGCGCTTGATGTGGCAAAGGATGCATTCTTGTCGTCTGAGGCAAACTTCGATGAGTGGCAAGGAACGATAGAGAGCGCAGAAAGCGTTTATAAAGGATTTCTGAATAGTATCAACAACGGAGACATTAGTGGATTCTTAGGACATATAGACGATATTGTTGATGCAGCACGTAAAGCGTACGACGAACTCGATAAACTCGGTACGATGAAGACGATTCAGGGCCCGAAAATGTCAGCACAACAAACCGAAAACGAGCGTTTAAGGGATATGCTGAGAACCGGTAGGTATATAGCTCCTTCTGATGGTCGCAAGGCATCTATGAAACAGGGTACCGTGTTGTCTTCCCATCAACTGAAAAACCTTGAACGACAACTCAACAACGGAATGAAAAACGTGAATACGCTCATACAGAACGAGATCAAACAAACCAATCGGGCGGTAGGAGCGTATTACAACAAGTTGGCCAAAGAAAACGGAATGAGTTATGGCGAGTTCCGAAGGGGAACGAGTTCATGGTCTGCTTTTAGCCAGAATATGAGAGGTTACGAGAATTACAAGAGATTCGAACGGCAGCATACAAGAAATGTAGTCGTGCAGTCATCTGTCGGAGCGCTCACACAGAGTGTACGAGATTCTGCAAAGAATCCATACGCGAGATATAGGAAATGGGGTACATTCCGTGTGGACGCGCAAGGTAAGGGCAGTTATAACGACCTCGTGGCGCTCATCAAGCAAGGTGACCAGCAAAGGTCGCAATTATATAGTAGTGTGGCACAGAGTTATCGCACGATGAATCGTGTGAACAATAGGATAGACAGTCAGAACAAAAAGAATTCTTCAGGCGGAAAACATAATACTGTGAATCATCCCGTGGCTCATCCCGTGGTTCATCAGCCTTTAGAAAATAAAAAAGAGCCTACTATCCAACAGCAGATTGCAGACCTTGAGAAGGAGGCTTATACGGCAACGGACGAACGCCGTGAGGCTATCGCTTCGCAAGTTCAGGAACTCGACAAGGAATTAGCTAAACAAAAGGAGATACGTGAAGAATTGCACGGAATCAAGGAAGAGAGTAAACCGGAGGAAGTCGGGCTGTCTGGATTGAACACGAACACTATAGATGCTTACAAGGGTATGTTGAGTGATTCGATGAAGAACATGGATTTCGGATCTGTTGACCTTACAAGTGCGATGGCTAACATGGTGGATGTGACAACACTCAGCAACTTCCTTACGACAGCATTCCAAGAGGGCATCGACTTGACGGCTATCCAGTTGTCTGACGGATCAACGGCAAGCGATCTATGGGACAAGATCCTCAGTGGCGAGAACATCGATGATTCAGTGTGGGAAGAACTCGAAGCCAAGGTTAACGAGAAACTGTCTCAGTTAGGCATTGATCCTATAAAAATCGATGTTAAAACGGGTAATATGACGAAAGGTGCGAAAGATGTTGAAGATAGCTGGGAGGATGCTGCTCGTGCAGTGCAGGCCGTAGGTGGAGCACTTAGCAACATCAAAGACCCTGGAGTGAAAATCATGAGTATCATCGCAGAAGCTGTCGCAACCATTGCGCTTACTTTCGCAAAATCTCTTAAAGGTACCGTAACTCCATGGGACTGGATTGCTGCAGCTGCAACAGGTGCCGCCACTATGGTTGGAGTTATTAGCACGATTCATTCAAGTACCGGTTATGCTAATGGTGGTGTCGTCGACGGACAATTCACTGGTAACACGTATAGTGGTGACCAGATTCCGGTAATGGTGAATGCAGGCGAGACGATTCTCACCAGAGCGCAAGCTGGTAACATAGCTTCGCAACTCTCTGATAATAATAGATATACTCCGAGACTGATGGCGGAGGTAAGCGGCGAACAAATTCGTCTTGTTCTTCGCAATTGGAACCGACGCACCGGAATTGGGGAAATGGCAATGTTTCAGTAAAAACGCGGTATTATGATATTACATGGTAAGGATTTAATCGTGATGGGGAACACGACGAACGGATATACACCTATCGTGGCGTGCTCTAAATCGTGCGAGATCGACGTCTCCTGCGAAGTCATTGAAAAGAGTTCGGTAACATCGAGCGCATGGCGTGAATATATTGCAGGTCGTAAGGTATGGACTGCGAGCGTGAGCTATCTCGTCAAGGCGGACAATCTGGCATCTAATCTGCTAAGAGTTGGAAACACCGTAACGCTCCGATTCGTAGAGCGGGATTCTGGAGCCGTCCTCGAAGGAAATGCTATCATCAAGTCGGCCAAGGCCGTAGGTACAAAAGGAAATCTGACAACGGGAAGTTGCACCTTCCAGGGGACCGGTTCGCTGTCCAACATTTCATAATAATAAAAGCACATGATATTATGTCATGTGCTTTTATTGTTTCTACCATGTTCCGATTACTGGATCATCCCAATCAAGTGACAATGATATATCGTCCTGTTCTGCTGTTGTGAAGAGGTTACCACTATATTCTGTCGACCGATTCCGCAAGAGTGGAACATTCTTAATGTTCACATCACCAAGTGCTTCTGAATTCTCATCGGTTGCCTTGATTTCCATATCCGTGCTCCATTCCTTCGGACCACTTATAGAGAACGCGTTTACCGAGAGGGTACCCTTCGTACCTATATAATTCGAAGGAATGTCTATTGTTATCGGTTTGTTATCATTTGCTGTAGACGTTCCGTCTGTATAATCGATCCCGTAATACCAGACTGCCGGAATGATTGATATCTGTTTGCATCCTTTTATTATTTCATCGTCTATCGTCGCTTTGAATTTCGTCACAACTCGATCTAGCGTGACCGAACGATTCCCGTTGCTGGTACTCTTTACATCGACATCGTATTTTTTCCAGAATGTGTCTTTTACGGCCGACCATGTAATCTGATGGTTATCGGTATCTACGACCGGTTTGTCTCCTCGACTCGCAACGAAATAGATGGAATGTTCGCCCATCGAGAGCGACATTTTAGGCTTCCCCCAATCTGCGTCTTCTGCCGTTTGGTGCAATTGTTGCACACATTTCCCGTCCACATAGTCGAAGACCCAAAGGTCCGTAAGGCTTTTCCCATCTGCTTGCAGGCTTCCCCGTGAAAATGTTGTTGCCGAGAAATCACCCTTTAGATTGAACGTAAATTTTTTTGTTTTTCCTACGATTTCTGGGACAGGATCGTCCCCATTTTCTCCGTTTTCTTCTGTCATTATCTTGTCGCATCCGGCAAGTGCTAAGGCAGCGAAAACAATCATTAGAACTTTTCTCATCTTTATTTTGTTTTTTCTGCTAATTTATCAAATTCCCTGAACACGTCGAGTGGCATCACCTTCGCGTATCTCTGTGTCTGCTTTATGTTCGTATGTCCTAACATCTTCGACACGTATTCTATAGGTACGCCATTACGCAGTGCCCAAGTGGCGAATGTATGCCGTGCGAGATGGCTGTGGAGACTTTTTCGGAATCCGAGCGCCTTGCCAATATCCTTCAAGCATCTGTTATAAACTTGCATTGATACCTTCGGGACCTCCCAGTTGTATCGTTCCAAGATCTCCACAACCGGAGGAAGCAGCTGACTTACATATGGTACTCCAGTCTTAATTCGTTCTCCCACATTTACCCATTTCCCATCAACTTTTCGGTAGTCGCTCATGTTGAAAGCCTGTGCATCCGAGAAGCTCAATCCGGTAAACATCTGGAACACGAATAAGTCACGGGATACTGCCATAATTGTACCCGGAACCGGTCTGAGATTCTCCAATGCCTGCATTTCATCATCGGTAAGGAATTCGGTGCTTTCGTTGTCGCTCCTTTTGAATTCTCCACGCAGCTTATCATACGGATTCTGATCAATTACACCGATACGCACAGCACGAGATAGCAACGATTTGAAATTTTTATGATAGCTATACACGGCTGCATCGCTAATATATTTTCCCGTTTTCCCTTGCATCTTTTCGCCGATGGTTAGTTGCTTCGGCAATGTGTGCAACCATGCGTCGAATTCATATATTCGTTCTGTGCTCAGATCACTCCATCTCCTGAACTTCCCGAACTGCTGCAACCTTCTGTATAGTACCCAGTAATGTTTTCGCGTACCTTCTGCAATGTTGAGCATGCCAATCTGTTCCTGCATCCAATCCAATATGGAGCCATCGTGAGAATTCTCCTCGCAATCAATAGAGTACATCATCTTTTTTATCGCAACTACATTGATTTCTTCGCCGTGCTCGATGCACATGTTCACCGCCATTTCGATTTTCTCCTCGAGGATTGCGAGCCGCTCATTAAGCACATCCATATCAGACCTGTTAACGATTTCTCCGAATCTGAATTCACATCCGCGCACGCGTATACCACTATTAATATAATAAGGCTTACCGCCGTGCGTTATTCTTATCTCAATTGGTCCTTCCGCACCAGCTTTGGTACGGCCACGATGATCAAAAACAATTTGTCTTTTCATTTTAACAATCTTTTTCCTATCTATTCGCATAGTTCTCCAGACCTTTCCCCACCTTTTTCGATGTGGGGAAAGTTTTGGTAAAATGAAACCCTTTTATCCGGTAAAAACGGGTAAAATCCCGTTATCCTCTGTTCCCATAGTTTTTTCTGTAGAAGCCGATAAACACAAGACATACGCCTGTTTTCGTGTATCTTCTTGTTTATTCTTTCGTGATTCCGTTGGGAACATATACCATTTTCGGGTTCTCTTTTATTTGCGAACAATTCATATAAAAATGTTTAGAAATGGGGAAAGTTTTGGTTGATTTCTATGGCTCTGACACAATACAATTGTTGTCATAACGGTCTCCCTTATTCCTCAATCTGTCTTTAAGCATTATGATGATTTCATCTTTCGCAACTATCTCACGCTTAAGCGATTCGATGATCTCATTCTTAGCTTCAAGGGCAATCTTGACAATCTCGTCGTTGTTTGTTCCTGGATTATTATATTTCTCGCTTTCTGATTTATCCAAGTCTACAACGAGCATGTGTTCCGAATCTTCACCACGGAGCCAGTTCATGTTAAAACAATTGTCGAATGCTGCATTCAACTGCTGAAGTGTCTTGTCACTTACTCTATTCTTCCCACGCATAATGTTAGATACTGTGTTGGTACCTACACCTATTTTCTGGGCAAGATCTGATTGGTTGCCCACGCGTCTATTCTGACGTAACCAGTCGTAAGCCTGAACGAAAATTTGATTCCTTAATTCCATAATTTATAGTCTTTATACCAACCTTTTGTGTTAAAATATCCTAATACTTGCGCTAAATTGCGATATATTGCAATGAATTTCGTAGAAAGTTATTATATTTGCACTAAGAAATGCAAGCAACTGCAATTGATAATTGCGATTAATTGCAAAAGTTCATAACTGCGTGAAATTACGCAAGATGGACCGCTGCAAATATAATGTATTTCTTGCAATTTGTTGCAATTGCAAGCAACTTTTAAATAAAATTATGTAAAAAAGATATGATTAAAGAGAAAATAACGAAAAAGGACCTCCTAAAGTTCAGAGTAGGAGACCAGAAGGTGTTCACCATGCCGACATGGAACGCCGCGCGTAGCGCTCAGAGCTACGCAAACCAAATGAAAAAGCATACATCGGGAACTGATAACCCGATGGAGTTCAAGACCTCACTTGGGGATCCAATCCCTGGAAGTGGGCAATGCAGTGTGACAATAACAAGAATCATATAAAGCTATGAGTGAAAAAGAAAAAAATGAAATAATAGATTCCCTGATGAATACTATCGAGAATCTAAAAAAAGAAAATGTAGAACTAAAACTAAGGTTAGCCTCTAAGGCACCTTATGTCTGTACTTGCAAGACCTGTAAAAGAAGAAAGATATGACGAAAAAGGAAATCGAAGAGATAAGAGAAATCGTTCGACAAGCACGAATCGAAATAGAACTCGAGGATAACGAGGTGTGGCTCGAGACAAAAGAGTTCCTGAATCAGTTCCAGATGTTCAGTAAGGACTGGTTGGAGCACTTCGGGTGGAAGTTGCCGAGGGAACGAGTTGAGATCATCGACGACGACGGTAAGACGAGAGTAACCAGATGGGCATATCCTCGCAACCAAATACAAAGGATGATCAGAACGAGAAAGTTCTCGATATAAAGGAAGGGCCTCCCTTCCGAACCGGAATAGTGGACGAGTGGTCGAAGTCATCATCGTAGCATCGCGGGTTCGAATCCTGCCTATTCCTCCAAATGCAAGGCTCCATTGCATTATCAAGAAAAGGAGCGCCATTAACCCATGGCAGAAAGGGTACTGGAAGAGCGTAAGCGATAGGCCGTTTAGTAACTACAGCAACGGAGGAAGTCAGGAAGTAGCGTTGAGTAGCCATAGGCAGCAGCCGAGTGATGGCGAAATCCGGACAGGAAGCGTGTAAGCAAACCATGAGCGATGATGCATACGGGGACAACGTATGAAGAGCCAGGTCAGCAGCGTGACAAGAGACTATAATGGGCCATTGGCAGTCGCAAGCCTGCAGAAAGAACACAGAGCGTAGTCAAATTAAAATAAAGAAGTTATGAAGGCATTAATCAATCTATTCATTGAAGACCTCAAGGAAGAGGGATTCACATCAAAGGATTACATGAAGTACGGATTTGTTGCTTCATTGATTTTCATCTTAATGTTTGCGTTAGAAAACCTAATCGACACTTTATAAGAATATAAGAATATGAAAAGAAAGATTACCGTAAGCACGGTCACTAACGGGTACGTATTGACCGTCGGGAAAGACGAATTCCTATATTTCGATTTCGAATCGCTCATTGAAGGGCTATTCGTACGTGTAGGAATTGGAGACAGGATGCCACTCTCGCTCGAGGACATTCAAAAACTTGTCGGATATATTAAGGAATGCCCGACAAAGGATAATAGGCTCGAGAAGATCTGCCGTCTTGAGCATCAGATTGAGGCGATGCAGAACAAGGAGGAGACGTTACGCAAGCGTGTCCTCATAGAGCACAGAAAATATTATCGATACCACGCAAAAATCGAAAAATATTTGTCCGATGAAAAGACGGCATTAGCAAAGATAAAAGCGTATGTCGGACGACATCACTCACTCACAGAGACATTAGGGAAAGGATTCCTCGAAGACGAAGACGATGACGAGGAAGATTAATTAAAAAATAGAATAGATATGAAATTTACTGGAAGAATCAAAAACCTTCTCGCCAAGAGAGAAGGAACAAGCCAAAGAACAGGCGAACAATGGATTGCTCAAGAATTCATATTCGAATACTTCGAACACCCAACTGACCGATATTCGGACAGCGTGGTGCTCGACACCATCGACGCCGAAGCAATATCAAAGATGAAGCCCGGAATAACCGTCCAGGTCGATTTCGGTCACTCCGTTCGAGAATATAACGGAAAATTCTACAATTCCTTGAGATGTTACAAGATAGAATTTGCCGAAGACGAAAATAACCCCGTACAAGGCGATAAAACTTCTCAGGCGGTCAACACATCGCAAGAGGAGAAGATAACGCCACAGAGCGAAGGAAATAGCGATGATTTGCCATTTTAACCATTAAGTGGATGCACGCTGTGTGCATCCACTTCCTAAAAAAGAACTATGGGAAAAGAGAATATTATAGATAATATATCCAAAATCGCCTCCACGATGAAACTATCATGTGGCGTTGGTAACAACGCCGCATGGCTCGTATGTCTGGAGGCGAATGACCACCTGAAACGTTGTTCTTTGTACCGAAGATCAACGAAAGGAGGATATCGTATAGGCTCAGGATTCAAGAAGGCTCTGAAGATGTACAAGGCTTACGAGCGTAATCTTATATATACATCCGAATCCCGGCTGTTTCATGTCGCCGATATGCCTGCAGCAACTCGCAAGATATACGGCGATATAACGGATAGAGACTACTACGATATGTGGTCGAGCATCGGTTGCAGAGTATATTCTGACACGAAACCTTACATCACGAGTCTGTGGAACAAGTATCGAAAGATCCTTGAAGCGCACGGCAAAAAAGAACCTGAAGCCGTCGCATGGTCATTCACGGCATTAGCTTGCTTAAAGCTGGCTTGCAACATCTATGATGCCACCCTCAAGAGTTGTGCGGTAGAGACAAATATCAGCAAGAAGTTACTCAGCAAGATTTTCTCTCAGTTATCATTGCGAGAGATTGCGAAAGTATGGGAAAGTGCAACGGATGAACTTGCACCGGAGTTCGTAGGGAAGCAACTCGATGAAATCGAGGAAAAGAACCTGAATTTCGGTCTTGAGCAGTTACTCGAGGCTTGGACAGATCCCCATTCCATCTTCTCAGCGACAAAGACAAATATCGCCGATTTCTCCGAAGTCTTCAGGACTGACGGCGAGATGAAGAAGGCCATTAAGGGAGCAGATGAAATCGAGAAAATCGTAGAAAAAGAATTAAATCAAAACAAATAAATGGAAGATACGCAACCTACTAATCTTCCGCCAATTCAGACTGCAGATGAGCAGCTAATGGAAGAGCTTAGGCCTTATCTTCTTGATCCAAGGAAAGACTACCCAGAACCATACTACATGTTCGAGTATAACGGAATCCCGTTCTCCGCAATAGGAGGTATACAAGCGTTGAGCGGACAGAAAAAGAACGGTAAAACGTTCGTCATTGCCCAACTTCTTGCTGCAGCGCTCAATGCTAACCAGAGCGAGCGTTGCAACAATTTTCTCAATGGGTTGCGGGTGCCGGAACGTACCCTCGACTATCTCGGTCACCTACCTGTTGTCTTGTATGTCGATACCGAGATGGAGCAATTGAACTCCGCCAAGGTGATGCGTCGCGTCAACTGGCTATGCGGATGGGACATGAAGCACTCAGACGACAGATTCAGTTTGTTATGGCTGCGAACGGTGAGCGACCTGAAGGATGGAAACGATAGGTTGATCAAGCACGCTTACGAGGTGCGCTTCGATCTCATCAAGAAGGCAATTGAAGTACTTCATCCTGACATCGTGTTCGTCGATGGTATTCGTGATATTATCGGAGACTTCAACGACCTTCCGCAAGCGAGTTCGCTCGTCAACGAACTCATGGCAATCGCTCAGACGCACAACATATGCATCTGGAATGTCCTGCACTTGAATCCTCGTCCAGGAAACGACGACGAGAGCAAGATGCGTGGTCACCTTGGTACAGAACTCGGTAACAAAGTGAGCGACACGCTTGTATCTCGCAAGAAGAAGGAGGAGAGCGGACGAGTCATCTTCACGGTAAGCCAACAAGATGCCCGAGGCAAGGACATGGAGGACTGGAAATTCGAAGTCACCGACGCAGCCGGAGCACTCGGAATACCGCAGATCATCGACAACTTCGATGCTCCGAAGATGGAAGACAAGAAGAAAGCCGTTGATACGGCAAGACTTAAGGAATGGGTAAAGGAGGCCTGCGACACACTCACGTGGCCGATGAGCCGTTCCGAGTTCAAGAAGAAGGTAATAGGACAGATTGGTGGAATCAATAACAATGATCGCCAACAAGAATATCTCAACGCCGCATTCAAGGAGCGATACATCGAAGAGACGGCGATGAGGAAGAAAGGAAACTATATGGTTATCCCATCTCAGGATCTTCAAGAAGAGATGCCATTCTAATTCATGAAAATGTTATCCCAAAAAAGTACTATCCCCCTAAAGGGGGATAGGTGGCCGGAAATGGGACAGCATTTCTTATCCCTTCGCATAGCGCTCGGGACGAGTCCGTACCATCCACTCGCCCGCTTACAGCGGCGGGCGGGGATGGCAGGACAGGTCCCTACGCACGTGCGCCACGCGCGCGTTATTTAGTTTTTCAAAGAACTTAATTGATAAAGCATGTCAAAGATTGACGAACAGACAATTAACCGAATCCTTGAGGTAGCACGGATTGAAGACGTCGTGGAAGACTTCCTCGGTTCCTACGATTCCGGTAACCGGGGAGGACTGAAGAAGAGAGGCGTAAGATATACAGCCCTTTGCCCATTCCATGATGACCACCATCTTGGAAACTTCGTGGTATACCCGCGAGGCAACTGCTACAAGTGCTTCAGTTGCGATGCCAAAGGAGGCGTTGTCGACTTCGTCATGAACTATGCCAACATGAGTTTCCCAGATGCCATTCGGTGGCTCGGAAATAAGTATAACATAGAAACAGACGGAACAATGGACTACACCCCTATCCAACATCCGCAGCGTGAACCGCTGCCTACATTCGTTGTGCCCCGCAGTCTTGTTGCTGCCCGCACCGGTCATCTCGACAATGATGCCCTTTACCATTGGTTGTCACAACTGCCATGGGACGGTGCACAGAGACGAAGACTTACGGAAGTATTGCACGACTATTGCGTCGGCCATGTGTCAGTGCCAGACAGTTGGCGACATACCACACACGAGTTCACAGCCTTTTGGCAGGTTGACATCGATGGTCATCCACGCACGGCACACTACATGAAGTATAAGCCGAATGGGCATCGCATGAAGAAAGACGATGATAGCTACACCACAGATTGGTTTCACTCCATGGTTGCCCGTGAGCGACCTCGAATTGATGATCATGGTAATCCGGTCGTCGATGAATCCGGGAACATCGTGAAGTGGAAGCCATACACGAACATCTACGATGAGAGCAAGCAGGAAGCAAGGCAGTGCTTGTTCGGCGAGCATTTGTTGAATCGATATCCTCATGCTACCGTCAACATCGTGGAAAGCGAGAAGACCGCCATCATTATGGCAACTGCCTATGGCAATAGTGATAACAGTATGTGGTTGGCTTGCTGCGGAGCGAGCAACCTGAACCGGGAAAGACTTGCTCCGGTCATCAAGCAGCAGCGCAAGATTATCCTTTATCCAGACCGAGACGGAATCGCCTTTTGGAAGGCAAGGGCCGAGCGCATCGACTACGAGAACGTTACCGTGAGCACGCAGGCCGTCAAGGATTGGTGGAAGCCTTGCGACGGAGAGAAGGCAGATATCGCCGACGTGGTCGTGCGAATCCTAACCGAGCATTCCGGTAAACAATTGAGCATTGAAAAACTTGCAGAGAACCCATACGTGAAAAACCTAATTGACAAATTTAATCTTGAAATTGATGAATGAGAAGAAAGAACGCTTCGTGCAGATCGGCACGAAGGTAGCACCAGCAATGTACGAGGTGCTGAAAGCGATATGTGAAGCGCTTGATGTAGATGTGTACCATCTGTTGCAATGGTTCACCTATACGGTGATCAAGAGCGCTTCGCCGGCGCACGAGTTGGACCCTCGCATCCAACGCTTGATGGCTATGCTGGAGACTGATGCCGGTTGGCAGAAGGCTTTCAACATCGCGAACCCTGACGACCTCGACGTGGCGCAGGTAATACTTATCCTTGAGCAACCGAAGCACAAAGGATTCGGTGCTGTGATGATCAATCGTCCGTGGTTGGAAGACGCCACTCAGACGGAGTGCGTGGATGACATCCTCGAGCGAGTGACCGAAGTAACTATGCAAGGCATCTATCGTCGTATCCGGGCACTCGGTGCGGACATGGATTGTTCGCATCTAAGCGACATACTGCTCACGATGATAGACAGACAGATGACCATTCAGCAGGAGCGAAGCCTCGAGGATGAGCTACCGCAATCGGGAGACATGGTAAACAACAAGTTGTATACCTACGGACATCGCAACCGACGAGTTCTCAAGCGCACGCCCGACAACTTCGAGCGACAGCAGTCTATCAACTTCGATAACGATGCCGACCGACAGCAGGCTGCCGACGAGGTGGAGCGCTCGGAAATCAAGGAAGACAGTAAGCAGGATGATGAGTTGATACAATTCGGATATTGAGATATGAAGAAAAGAAAAGTAAACAGAAACCCGAAGCACATCAAGTATATGTCGCTTCTCAACTCGAAGCGATGGTACGGAGAGGTGAGGGTACAACAACTCCGAACTCATCCATTATGCCAGATGTGCGAGGAGAAAGGAATCATCCGTTCCGCCGTCGATGTGCATCACATCAAGCCTGTTGAGTCTGTACCCATCGAAGACATGGAACGATTATGTTACGATCCGTCCAACCTTATCAGTCTATGCATCCCGTGTCATATAGAGATACACAGAAGGATGAGAAGTCATAAGGGACAGATGCTGCACACCCTTCCGCAGGAGGAGAGCCAACAGGCTGATGACCTTCGGTCATGGGTGAAGCAGGTGAGCGGAGGCACGCAGGAGGCGCATGTTACGCGCAAAGGGATACGCAAGACGCAACATGGATGGGTGACACTCGAAGAAGAGAAGGAACTTAGGAAGAAAGACCTTGCGAACTGGAGCGAACGCATTCGGAATCTCGGAAGATGAGCCTTCACCACCCCCGGGGGGGGGTATGTTTTTTCAGCACCCCCCCGATTCCCAAATCCTCTTGCCAAAGCGGTCTTTTTTGATAGGGTAAATTTTGAAATTCTCGTTTTTCCATCGCCTTAACTTAACTTATCATGATAAGCTAAACGGCGTATATAACTGAGAACGTGATATATAACCGAAACGCATAATAATTAATTTTAAAACTTGAAACACCATGCCACGACAAGCAATAGTGCCAATGAAGCTGCCGGCTGAGCAGCCCGACACCTGTGCCGCATGCCCTTTGTGTGGACTCATACCCAAGGAGCAGCGACAGGAGGGTGCTCGCCAGAGCTATGTGTGCCTCGGAGTGCTGGGCGAGGCCCTCACCTCCAAAGGTATTCACAGCAGCGCACAAGCCTACAAAGCCAAGAACCGCAAGCTGCACCGCCCCTGCGATAGCCGCTGGGACGCATGGATGCAACTGCCAGGTCGTCAGTTCGGCATATCCTATGCCAACTATCTTAACTACCGCCTGCCATTCGAGCAGCGTAACCAGTTGATTATCAAATTTAAGAAATAAGGAGGAATGACGTATGAACAAAGACGAAAACAAAGTATTTGTCGTGACAACGGGCGAATACTCAGACTACACAATCGAGCGCGTTTTCTCCACACGCAAGAAAGCGTTGGAATATCTCGACACAAAAGACGATGAATATAGGCTGGAGGTGTTCGACCTCGACAAACCTATTGAGCGCAAGACGCAGATATACGAAATCAGCTTTGAACTCGACAAGAAGAAGGTGTGGAACGTCAGCACAACGTGGGACGTTCGCTATAAGGACACGATACACATTGGCGGTCGCTACTTCAACAACCGCAAGACGCTCGACATCTACGTGGAGAGCGACAGCCGCATACGTGCGCTGAAGATTGCATCGGAACGCTACGGAGCCATCATCGCAGGCGAGCAGACCATGTTCCCATATCTGCGCGTCGGAGTGCTCAGGCATTACAGCAACATGGTGCCAGCCTTCTTCGACTTCAAGACGGGCGAAATGGTGCTGTTCGACCGCGAGGAATTAGCCGTTGAACTGCCCGACTTCATCAAGGTAAGGAGAGCAGAGCCGTTAAAGAAGCGGTAGCAAATTTATCAAGACGAGTTGATGAGAGCTTTGCTCGAATAATTTGAGAATTTTTAAAAAAAAGACTATGACGAAGTTCAATACAAAGATCGTGCAGCGGTTCGTGAACGGGCATGAGTTCTACGAGCTGCTGCTTCCTAACGGGCGGTGCGTGGCCAGCGGCTCAATTAGTCACTGCTGGGATGAGCGCGAACGGTGGGAAGAGGTTCTTAAAAATGCTTCGTGCATGTGCCGCGAGTGCAAGCACTGGATATTCAGCACGACTCTTGGTTCGCCCGACGCTCCCGAATGGCACTGCCGACACGGCTTCAAACCCTCTAACGACTGTCAGGATTTGGCCGAATATAATGTGAAGTGCAAGCGCGACTACTACCGACACCACCCAGAAGAACTACAATTAGAACTGAAATTTCAATAACACCAACAAATCATGTTTAACAAAGTGAAACAAGCCATCCGCGTAGGGCGTAACGCCACCGACATTATGCGCTTGCCCTGCGTCTTTTCGTGCTACAAGAAAGCCGACGGCACACTGTACTATCGGCTTTTGCCCTTGCAAAGATACGTTACGGCTCACGAAGGGCAATGGCTCTGCGAGGACTACAACGGCAACTGGACGGTAACAGACGAGCCACCACAGGCTGAGTAAATAAAAATAAAACAAAGAAACTATGAGACAGATAAAATTTAGAGCGCAATCCATTGCGGACAACAGATGGTTGTATGGCGACCTGAGACACCATAAGAACGATGTTAGCATCTTCGAGCAGAACGGCAACAAGGGCGAAATTGTAAACCGTAACACCGTAGGGCAGTTCACAGGACTGAAAGACAAGAACGGCAAGGAAATCTACGAGGGTGACATCATCAAATCTACCGACTACCCATTCATTGATGAGGACAAGACGAACTACCTCGGCATCGTGTCGTGCGACACCCACGACGCCGTTGGCGAGTACTATATTGCGCTCCACGTCACCAAGGAATCGAAACGACGTGGCATCAGTAATGGCAACAACCTATCGTTCTACGACTTGCACATGGAGAACGTGGAGGTTGTCGGCAACATCTTCGACAATAAGGGACTGTTCCGCGACAGCGACGACGAAATAATGCAATGGTATTTGGAGGACTGACAAATGGAAGATGATGCAAAACTATTCACCAACGGAGGTGTCAGAATAATGTTTGGTGGCAAGCCAGTAGGCTTTGCAAAGGAGGGTATGTTGACCTATAACAACGAGGATGACGGATCAACGAAAGATAGCGGGGCATACTACTCGAAGCCCCACTCCTTTGAGATAACGGGCGAGGCAGTTGTGACCAACTTAGCCGATTCCATCCGCGAGCTGCTTAACGACATGCCGTTCAAGGTTGACGTGTTGGAGATATTCCGAGAGATGGGCAAGATGCCACGCAAGATGAAGAAAGCCTGTCGTATGGGCGACCGATACCAGCGTGACACCAAATGGAAACGCAAGGCGAAAGCCTATGCACGTCGTTTCATCTATCGTATGCCAGATGCCGAAATGGTTGTTACCCGTGAGCAAAAGGGAGTGCTCGAAGCAACCATCAAGGGCAGCAGCTTGCAATACAATCCAGATGCACACGTAAGCGGAGAGGATATCGCCAAGGCTATGGCCGCAACCGTTCGCAGGCGGTAGCACTTCGGCAAAGTCGAAAGTAAACCCCCGCACGGGTTTTTGGAATTTATCATTAAATACAATGAAAAATAAAAAATAAAACAACTATGGCAAAACAAAAAACAGCGCACGCTTACGAACTGGAGCTGCGCAAGATGATCAAGTCGCGCACGGGTGCCGACATGGAGGCGTGGCTGCTGCCACAGGTGAGGGCTACAGCATCGAATATGGTGATGCTCGACAAGGTTCAGGAAGAACTGGAGGCCACCGACAATCTGGTGACGCTGGTCAGCGGCTCGATGGCGCAGACGAAGAAAGAGGTGTCGCCCTTGCTTCCGTACTACGACAAGATGCAGCGTACCCTCATGCTTCAGTTCGAGGCTATCGGATTGAATTATAAGATCACGCCGTCGAAGGTTCGCGAAGATACCCGAAGGGGATTGGAGGAGAACGACCCGATGGTAGAATATTACAAGGGAAGAAAATAATAAAATTATGAAGAAACAAGATTTTGACGATTTTATCAAGTTCTGCCGTCTCCACAAGTTGGAGAAAGTGCCTATCGATGTGTCAGTAACAGAATGGATGAAAACAAGAAAGGATTAAGTTATGGAATATTTTATACTCAGTGCTCTACTTCTTTTCGATGTAGTCAGCATCGTAATGGTAGTTGTATATACGTTCAGTGACCGGAATTTTTAATTTTTACGATTATGGATTATTATGACATTAAGGTAATGCTTCTTGCGCTGATCACGATATCCATCGTTGGGTTGGTCATCTTAAAGATATGGAGGGAATAGGATATGACAAGAGATCAAGAAGATAGAATCATCAAGCAAGCGCAAGATATTCTTGAACGCAGACTTTCCGTTGAGAATGAAATCAAAGTAAGCGCACAGAATGTGATATATTACGGCGCTTACTATTCTGGCGCTCTTGCGTCTGCGATGAAGATAATTGATGAGCTTAAAGCCAACAAGCCACGTGGCGAGGACTGGATATACAAGCAAGCAGAATGGGACTTAATAACGAAGTCAAAGCGAAATATGCAACTATTCCTTGATGGTCAAGAGGCAAGATTCAGAAATCATAAGAGGAACAAGAAGGGGAAACTTGAAAGTTGCGAGATGTATTTCGTTGAGAGGAGAACGTTACTAACTGAATTAAAGTGAAAGGTTATGAAAGATAAATACAAGCTGATCTTTGAGAACTCACCTCAAGAATTGATAGTTAATGGAGATGAACACCCACAAAAACTTGATATTGATTGCATTAGACTCTATCTCGAAGCTATTATAACTAAGGCTGAGAAATTACAAAAGGATATATTACATAAGAGAACCTTATCGAAAGAGATTTATATCTTAGCAGAAAATGCGTTGAAAAAATTAAAGGAGATTTAACTATGAGAATAAGAATGAAATGGTTGGAAGAAAGTAATAGATATAAGCATCTGACCGCTGGTGGGGTGGTTGCCGTGATGACGGCAGCCATCACACTGATCATCTTCGGCGGTGACATGCTCGGCACGTCGGTGATGTCTCTGTATGTCACCATCGTGGCTGCTGTGAGTGTGGAATATAAGGACAAGTTGTGGGGAGGACGCTTCGACTGGCTCGATATTCTCGCCACGTGCTTAATTCCTTTGGCAGGTTGCTGTGTCGGTTTGTTGTGCTTATAGATCAGGAATTATGGAGAAGATACTAAGAGCGGTGCCTGGACTGAAAAACTTCTTGTGCGATACGGAGAACATGGTCGTATATAGCCATAAGAGGGGCGTTATCCGACCGATGATGCCACGTGGTCTCAGCAAGTCGCTGAGTTTGTACGATTGCGGGAAAACCTATGTTACTACTTTGTACAGAGTAGTGTATTGTACACGCAATGGAATCGACGTGACGAAGATACCGAGCAACTTCTGTTTCTCGTTTGACGGGAAGGACATCAGGGTCTGCGAGCGAAGTGATATTGCTAAGTTATCCGCCGAGACGAAGAAGAAGGAAAGGAGACTGAGCCTTGAGCAGGCGGAGAAGGAGTTTGCGATGATCAAGAAGTATATCAAGGGCAATAGGAACCCGCTGCTCTACAAGATGAGCGAGATACGGAAGGAAGTGAGTTTGATGCTTCGCAATAGATTCGGACTTACCGAAGAACGATCGGATATGTATGCCGAGCTCGGTGTGGCTTCTGTCATCGACAGAATAGATCGTGGCGATGAAATCAATCTTGGATTGAAAAGGATGGCATACTGTAGTGCCCGTTCTCAATTCATGAAGGATAGGTTCTCAACGTGGGAGGACTACAAGCAGAAGTATATCATCGCAGGATGATATGCTCATGGGCAGATATGGACAATCGGATTGTCCTGTGCAAAAAACAAAATAATAGGTATCCGACTTTTGGGGGAATTGCACATACTTGAAAGCCGTTCGACTCGGCGGATGCCCGCAGTTACAATTAAAAAATATGACAGAAGATTTGAAAAAGAAGTGATAGCCTTGGAGGAATGCCCGAGTGGCTCGCTAAAGGTCGTTTATGCCCATCGCCCTAATCCTAATGGTGATGCAAAGATTTATGATAGAGGCGGTTGGAATATCCCTAACCTCAAGTATTGGTTAGATTACCCTCTACCAGAGTAACTAAGAATTACTTAACAACAGAAATTAAAATAATAAAGCTATGAACGAAAATTTAGATTTGACACAGATTTTAAAGGAGTGTCCTAAAGGTACAAAGTTATTTTGTCCTGAGTATGGGTATGTAAAATTTGTCGGTATTAATTCGGAAGCACTTTATTTTCCGATTGTTGTAGACACAAATTTTGGAGACAGAGTAGTCCTCACTAAAGATGGTTATACTCATATTGATGATGATAGAGATGAGTTCGCAGAACCATCTTTGTACCCTGCTCACGACCAAAGAGATTGGAGCAAATTTAAAGCATCTAAACTAAAGGTCAATGTGACTTTGCACCCTTTTGACAAAGTATTGGCGAGGGGTGAAGATGACGGAACATGGGTTGCAACATTTGTTACAGATTTTGGCAATACAGATGTAGGAATGCCTTATCTTTGTTTAAATAGTTGGAATAAGTATTGTATTCCTTACAACAAAGACACAGCTCACCTAATATGTACAATTGAAGATTGTCCTATTGATTATGAAATTGAATTTAGCAAAGAATTTAAGGAGGAATGATTATAGACGACCCAAATAAATATGTAGGTCCTGTTGTTGTATGGGAAGAGCAGAAAGTAAAAGAAATAATGCAAGATATTGTTAATTTTACGAAGCAAAGTGGTAATAATATAAACTGGAATAAATATGACACAAGAAGAAAAAGCAAAACGATATGATGAACTTTTGTTAAAGTTACAAAAGGCAAAAGTAGATAACAATGTCTGTGATGAAAGGTATTGTTGTGTAATTGATGATATTGTCCCCGAACTTGCAAAGTCAGAAGATGAGAGGATAAGGGAAGAACTGATTGCATTCCTTAAAGAAAATCATGAAACAGGAATGGCCGAGAAGACTTGGAGTTTAAGTGGACTTGAAAGGTGGATTGCTTGGCTTGAAAAGCAAGGCGAGCAAATTCTTGCTAATTCTACAAAAACTTGCAAGGATGAGCAGAAACATGTTGATAAGGTTGAACCGAAGTTTAAGGTTGGTTATTGGGTTACTTGTAAGGAAATTGATACTGCACTCATAGTAAACATTACTGATGATAAGTATGAAGTTGAATTTATTGATGGTAATAAAGGCTTTCCTCATATTGATTATGTAGATAGACTTTTTAGTTTTTGGACTATTCAAAATGCAAAGGACGGTGATGTGCTATATTCTCCAACCCATCACCTTATATGGATTTATAAAGATAATGAGCATTATTATGCTTGTGTAAATATGAATTATGTAACTGAAAATGTTGCTACAGATGGTTTGATTAATATTCCATCTGATGTACGTCCAGCAACCAAAGAACAGCGTGAACAACTTGAAAAGGCAATGACTGATGCTGGATATAGATGGAGTCAAGACAAAAAGAAAATGGAGAAGATTGAGCAGAAGCCTGCTTGGAGTGAAGAGGATATGTCTAAGATACAAAGAATATGTAAGTATTTGGATGAAGCAAAGAAATACTATGCTGACATTACTGAAGTTAGAGAATGCATAGACTGGCTCAAATCCCTCAGACCCCAAAACACTTGGAAGCCGAGTGATGAGCAGATAAAAGCAGTACGGCTTGCAAGGTCTTTTGTTGTGGATGATTTTGACGAGAACCCCACATTGTCAGATGTACTTGTAGAACTGGAAAAACAATTAAAGAAATTAAAGTAGAAACTTATGGTGGTGTGATGGAATTAGATTATAAAATAAACCAATCTCACCACCAACAATTTTACAAAGGATAAAATTATGGAACAACCTTTAATGTTACAAAGTGATTGTGTTAACTGCAAATTCTATGAAGGTTTTGGTCAGTGTTATTATCACGGAAATAACCTGATTGAGAATTGTAAGGACTATAAAGAAGAATAAAGTTATGAAAAAGATTATCCTATTAGCCCTCACCACCTTAATGGTGGCGGGGTGTTATCAAGTAAAGGCTGGTCACGGTGAACAAATAAATCTTGTTGGTGATTATCAAGTAAAGACGATAGTGTACCAAGGTTGCGAGTACGTTGTAATGGAAAGTAATTTCTATAAGCGTTCAGTTATATCCCACAAAGGCAACTGTCGCTTCTGTGCTGAACGCAGGAAGAAAGAATTGAAAGAATTGGTTGAACAATTAAAAGAAAAGTAAGACATGAACTATATATTATTATTTTTATGTGTAACATGTATTATAGCGTCTTATTACACAAAACATTTTTACAAAAAAAAATGTGTTCCACACTCAAATGATTTTGGTTTTGCGCTTGGAAGCATTTTTAGTGCATTAACAGACGGAATTGCTTGGTATTGGTTATTTAAATTGATAAAGTTATGGAGTATATAAACAAAACCGCTTTAGTGGCGGAGATAGAAAGAAGAATAAAAGAACATCATAGTGGCTATTTAGTATGCTTGAAAGATATTCTTTCTTTCGTTGATACTCTTGATGTGAAAGAGATAGACTTGGAAGAAAAAGCTTGTGATGCTTATTGTAAGGTTTGTGGGCATTATGCTCATACTACACCAAACCATATATGCAGGCAAGCGTGTGACTATTACAAGAACTTCAAAAAATATATAAAAGGAGAATAATATGGACAAAGAAAAAATTAAGGAACAAGCTAATATTGATATATTCAATCTTCATAAGGCACAAGAACAGGGTGTTATTACAGAGTTTGGAAAGGGTAAGTTGGAGGCTTTAGAAGGGATAGTAGATTTCATTGACTCCTTGCAAGAAGAGCCTGTAAGCGAGGAGCTGGAAGACTTTGCAAAAAGGCAGGCGGATGAGTTTGCAGAACGTGAATATGAAGTTGACTCTTATGATAGAGATTGCCTTTCCAAAGGTTATTATTGGGGTTGCAATGCTGGTGCTAAGTGGCAGAAAAAACATCTTTGGAAATCTGCTGAAGGTCCAGACCTTCCAATTTTTGACAGAGAAGTTATAGCACTTAAAGGTATTGTTGATCCAACAGCAACTGATTGTTTATGTGGATATGAGGTGATATTTGCACATAGACCTGATACAAAAGGCTATGATGGGAAAAGTATTACTACAGGAGAAACCAAACACTACACTCCCAAAACTTATGGCGAAGGTGGTTGGAATATACCGAATATTGTTTATTGGTTAGACGTTGAACTTCCAAAAGAAATAGAGCTATGACAAAAGCAGCATACAGTAACAAAGAACTAAGCCTTGCCTTGCAACAGAAAGGCATTGAGGCACATTGTATAACGACCTTTGAGAAAGGTGGCGGTTGGTACTATAGGTACACTTTCGACATTATTTGTAGATGGCTGAGAGAAGTACACGGATTACATATCTACACCTACCGTCTTGGAGAGAAATGGCACTATGAAATACAAGTGTTCAAAGAAGGATATACTTACTCTAAGGTAGGTGGTGATAGCCACGATGAAGCAATAGAGAAAGCAATTTGGTATTGTATTAACAATTTAATAAAATAGAACTATGAGAGCAGCATTTCGGATTGATTGGAAGAAGTGGTCGCTGATACCTACGATTGGTATAAGGACGTTGCGTGACGACATAGTTATAGAGTGGCTATGTATGAGTCTGTGGCTTGATGATACAAGTATTTCACGATATTGGTCAAGCAAGCATGTTAGTGTGAGCGTTGGTCACTTGGCGACCCACCTTTCTTTGCCTACATTGCGCATCGACTTAAAAAACAAGAGCATAGACACTTCTATTCTTGGTTTCTATTTGTCGATATATTTTCGCTTTGGCGAAGAAGCTGATTCACCATTTTAATTAGTAGAACTATGATTGATATAACAATAAGCATTACTCCGATTGATGGAGAATACCCTAATATTAAAAAATGGGCTGGAAGTATTTCCTTAAAAGGAGGTGAAGATGACAGCATCCTGCATTGGGATATTGTAAGCGAATCACCAAAGCACATAGTGGAATCACAGATATGTGTGCTTGAAAGCATGAAAGATGCAATCGAGAAGCGTATAAAACTTTTAGAAAGTAGTTTAATTGATTAAAGGTAATTTTAAACTTAACAATAAGAATTATGGAAGTAAAAGAAAGATATTGCTCTTATGAGGTGGCTAAGCTACTGAAAGAGAAAGGATTTGCTATATTGTGTGATACTTATTATACTCATTCAAGGACTTTTAAGTATAACCTCTACAAAATAGGTAACGATCCTACTTTAGAGTGTTATGCTCCTACACAGCAAATGGCTTGTGATTGGGTGTTTGAGAGGTATGGAATAAGCATTGAACCTATGTGGTTTTGCTTTTCAGAAATAAAAAATTGGGATTGCGTAATAGCCTCTCCTTTTATCGGTCAAAAATGGGTAGGTAGAATTAAAAAAGAAGATTATAAAACAAAAGAGGAAGCTATCAATATTGCAATACTCTATGTGCTTAACAATTTTAAACCAAAATATAATGAAGACAACATGGAAAAATATAAGGCAGAAAAGGAAACTACTTACGTGGATATCATCGATGAGCTGTATGATACGTACAAGAAGAAGAATTCAGACTATGGCAACAGCTTCGCAGACACCATCGAGGAGTTCGGGTTCATCCCAGCCGTCGCACGGATCAGCGACAAGGTGAACAGAATGAAGAATATTGTCAAGGGGCAGAGGATGAACGTCAAGGACGAGAGCTTCCGCGATGCACTTATGGACACGGCTAACTATTGCATTATGACAATTATGGAGATAGGCAAGAAGTGAAAAATATCGTAAATCATCGTAATTCGTCGCAAAACATGAGAAAATAATAAGAATAATTCAAAATTGATAAAAATGATGAGATATATATGGCGATGAAGGGCGACAACGACGAGCGGTAAACCTGCGACGGCAAATCATCCGCATCATGGATGCCAATCATGCGGATGAATGACCTAAATCATGCGGATGATTCAGCCCGATGATGCGCATCATTTTTGTTTAACGTTTTAAAATCAATTTGCAAATGGCAATGATCAATCTGATCAAAAAGAAAGGTATTAATCCGAAAACAAAAAAGACAATCTACTTTCCACAGTGGACACGTCGTGGCACAGATTCGGCAATAGAACTGGCTGAGGAGATGGATGGTTCGACATTCTCTCAGGGCGAGGTTACCGGTGTGCTCATCGACTTTCCGAAGCGCATCTTGCGCTCGCTCTTAAGAGGCAATGCTGCAAAGATTCAGGGCCTTGGAACATTCAAGCTGAAGGTGCAAGGCAAGACTTGCGAGAAGAAGGAGGACGTATCAGTACAGGGATGCACGGCACAGGTCGTGTTCGATGTAGATCCGGTATTGGCCGCAAGTCTGGAGGATGCGAAATATCATTTCGTAGAACGTCCTACCGCCGAAGGTCAGCAGGATGCGGGCAACACCCATTCCGGCACCGTCACCCCTGGAGGTGGAGAGTTGGAGCAATAATCGCGTACGATTTCTTTTTTTATCATAATTTCTTAAATTTTTTTAGGTTTAAAGTTGTATAATGTGATGGGGAGACGGGAACAGCGTTCGCGCTCCCCATTTATTTTAGAATCGCAATTTCGTAAAAATAAAAAATATAGTTATGGAACATTTGAGCGTTCCCGACAAACGGGAAGCGGCGTAAGCCTAAGGGCAAAACGAACACGAATTACACGAATTAAACGAATTTATGGCAAAAGATTGGAAAGGCGGCAGCGCATCGACATTCAAGACGACCGCCGCTCGGCATCCCGATAGGGTGACGCTTGCTACCAACGGGACGCAAGAATTTCAACTATTTTGGAACAAAATTCTTAAATAACCCTAATATTTTGCCAGATTATTTGGAACATATAAAATAAAATACTTATCTTTGCTCCGTTCAAAATTACATCGGGGCATGATAAGTCGCCCCACCAAGGCGGCATTTTTTATGCCATCAACTTAGTGGAAAAAATATAAAGCAGCACCGCGTGGCGTAGTGGAAACACCGCCAAAGGTCTTACCGATGTAAACCTTGAACAGCGCGTAGTGCTGCTATTTTATATGTTCTAAATTTACATCGTTATGAAACAAGATTCAAGTTTAAGCCATGAAACACAGGAAAGAGTGGCTGACAAGCAGGAAACCGCAATGCTCATGGAGCAATGGGTAAGAGACAACGCGAAGGAAGTGGCCTTTGCGCTTTCTGACCTCGTGCCGTTTATCTGTGACGAGTGTACCCTTTCAGACCTCAAAGACTGGCTGAACACCGTGAGCGTCACTTTTGCATCGGTGGCACTGAATGTTATTAAGCAGCGCAAAGAAGCCGAAACCGAGAGCAACAAGCACATTCCGATGTGTCTGCCATGTGACGCTACCGCAATGGACATGACACTCTACAACCTTTCACGATTCATGAAGAAGTTCAACCGCTTAGGCTCACTGCTGGAGCGCAACGAGGAAACGCCAGCCTTCCGCATGACAATCATCAACGATGACGATGTGGACTTGATATAATAGAAGAAGTTTGTAAACTTATTAAAGCGCAATAACTATGAACGACATTCAAGTTTTCAACAATGAGCAGTTCGGAGCAATCCGAACAGCAGGCACAGCGCAAGAGCCTATCTTCTGCGCTGCCGACATTTGCCGTGCGTTGGGTTACAACAACGGACGTGATGCAATATCCCGACATTGTGACGAGGGGGATGTAGTGAAACACGACACCCCCACCAAAAGCGGAGTGCAAAACATGACGTTTGTCACCGAATCGGGTCTTTACTCTCTCATTTTCGGAAGCAAGTTGGAAAGTGCCAAGCAGTTCAAAAAGTGGGTAACGTCTGACGTACTGCCCAGCATCCGCAAACATGGCATGTATGCGACCGAGGCAACAGTTGAAAGTATGCTGAACGACCCCGAAAACGCTATCCTCATGCTCCAAGCCTACCAGAAGGAGCGCAAGGAGCGAATGGCAGCACAGCAGCAGGTGGAGAAGTTGGAAGCGCAAGCCATAGAGGACAAGCCCAAAATCATCTATGCCGATGCCGTGAAAGGCTCTACTACATCGTGCCTAATTGGTGAACTTGCCAAGATGATAGCTCAAAACGGCTACCCAATAGGCGAAAAGCGGTTGTTCCAATGGTTGCGCGACCATCACTATCTATGTGCGTATGGCGAAAGGTTCAACCAACCATATCAGCAGTACATAGAGCAAGGATTGTTCACGATGAAACAAAACGTGTTCAGCGTGGACGGAGAAATGAGAACGCGCAACACTACGAAAGTCACGGGCAAAGGCCAGATATACTTCATTAACAAGTTTATCAGCACCTGAAACCTCAAACTTAATTGTAATCATAAAGTTCAAACCTCAAACTTCAAACATCAAAGATACCCATTTTTGCAATCTCGGAGATAGCAAAATAGCACTTAATCGCAATATATTGCAAAAATATTAGGCGAAATATTGCGATTGTGAGAAAATAATTGCAATAAATGTTGCGTGGTATTGCGATTTGGCGTACATTTGCAAATGTAAACAAATGATAAATAAATATTATTTAAGAAACTTATTTGACCGCCGAGCGAGGCGGTCTTTTTTTTATGGTAATCCCTGGTAGATAAACGATTAAGCAGCAACCTATTCGGGCTGCTGCTTAATTAATTCCTCTATATATTTGGCCTTATTCTTTGTGAGCCGGTTAAGTTTTTCATAAACTTCCGGAGACAACCGAACACCGACCATTATCTTACGGCTGTTCGCCGGCCTTCCCGCTCCGGGCCTCGCGCCACCTTTATTACTCTTTTTTATATTATCCATTGTTTTCATATTGTTTGTTCTCTTTCTCCTCGATGAGAGCAAGGAAATTCCATGCCTCTACGAGGATCTCTTCTATATCAGCCTCTTCCCGTTCCGAAGGACTGAAGAAATTCACTTCTACAATATCCTTCTTCCAGTCAGCGAAACTCGCCCAGTAGGCTATATCGTAGTCCCGGATGAGGATGAAAACCCTCGGGAAATCCATCCTGAGCAATCCACATTTGCCAGGATGGTCTAGGATGTTGTCGCAGTACCACCAGTTGGCACTGCCTCTATGTTCCTTAATTTGAGTTTTCATATTTCTTTTGTTTTAATTAGTCCTTGTTGATATCAATATCAAATGGGTTACTAATAACGTAAGGATAATTCTTATCAATATCCATGTATTCCTCATCATCCTCATCTAATAAAGCAACAGTTAGATTGCTACCGAGATTACTAACAATTTTGTTGATATCAAGATTACTAAACTCGCAAAACTCGAAAAAATTATCATTTTCGCTAATTTCATTTAAAGTTAAATTTCTCATGATTATTGACTTTACCGTGTTGTCGAGGGCTGAAGTTTGTTAGATAGTGTAATTTTTTGTTTTTGTTTTTTACTTGATGATGCAACCGTGGTTAATTATGTACTTCGGTAATAGCACCGCCAACAAGCGAACACCAAGTGCCAGCCTTGATTTTCTCACCGTCAACATACACTGTAACGGTTGTTTTTACATAACCGTCAACGTTGGGCGAATATTTTAATCCTGAGAATGTTATCCATGACCCTAATTCGGCTTTTACTTGCGATTCCCTTCCTGCGCAGAAGATTATCGCATTTTTTCCAGTTGACTCGATACAAGAGAAACTTCCTGTACTTGTAATGTAAGCATCGTCACCGCTGCAAGTGATCTGTGCTCGGTAACTATTGCTAGCAACCTGCACGAAGTCTCCTTTGCACGTAATTTGTGCATCGTCACCGCTGCAAGTGATCTGTGCATGTCTTCCGTTACTTTCTATTTTGCACAAATATCCATTGCACGAAATCTTTGCGTATTCACCGCAACTTGAGATTTGTGTTTTATCACTATTACAGCTGATACTTGCACGGTCTCCATTGCTATTGATATTCGCACGGTCTCCGCTGCAAGTAATATTTGCGTGAGTGCCTGTGCTTGATATTTCCGCGTCGCTGCCCATTATATTAATATTTGCGCGGTCTCCCGTGCTGCTGATACTTGCACGGTTTCCGATACTCATAATTTTTGCTGAGTATCCACAGGTTTGGATGTCAGCAAAATCTTCTTGGCTGGTAATTTTTACGAAACTCCCGCTGCTTTCTATTCTTGCAGCGAATCCATTACTAGTGATAGTATCTGCATATTCAGTTGATGAAAAAAATCTTGCCATAATAGATGACTTAACCGTGATGTCGAGGGCTGAAGTTTGTTAGATAGTGTAATTTTTTGTTTTTGTTTTTTACTTGATGATGCAACCGTGGTTAATTATGTACTTCGGTAATAGCACCGCCAACAAGCGAACACCAAGTGCCAGCCT